ACATCGTAGGTGCCAACCTTGGTACAACACTATTTGGTGTTTTAGCAGATAAATTCGGTTGGAATGCAGGTTTCTATCTCCTAATGGTAGCATGTATTCTTTGCATTACATTCTGTGTACTTGCCCACTTTGGTGCAAAAGAATTAGATGCTAAAGAAGCAGAACTTGAACAACTCCAAACAGCTGAAGCTAACAGCTAACAACTAAATTCTAGAGCAAACAAAAAGGTAGTAACAAAAAATTGTTACTACCTTTTATTGTTTAATAAGTTCGCCAAGAACCAAATTATGGGCCCTATGAATCTCATTTTCTTAACGGTATCCATTTTATCTAGAATGGGCTTAGGTATCTCTGCATCGCTTTCAAGAGACACATATTCCTTATCAACATAAACGCCTTTTGAATACTCAGTCGTATGGACCCCTTTTTCAACAATAAATGTATGAGTGCCATTAGCATCTTCATACTCTTCATAACGAGCTACATCCGCAAAATCTATATCTATATCCCCTCTTGTACCTATAACCATCTGATAGCCACGATGTACTACGTTCATGTCAGATGGCATCGCTTTACCACACAACTTTGTAAACTGATATGCACCATGTGTTTTATTCCACCGGATCCAAAATTCTGCGTTATTCTTATGTTTGACCAGCTTATACTTATACCTAATCGCCCCATGAGTATCAATGTAGCGTATCTTGCCTAGGATCGTATATAAATCATTTCGGATTCGCAATGTATCGCCGTACTTAAATTTCATAAAACACTCTCATGCTGAAAACAAAATATATTATTAATCATTATGATTGTATACGTAGTTTGAATATATGCCAATATAGTAAATTAAAATATATTAAGAATATATATTACTTATAAATATAACTAAATAACTTAGATAATTTTTCAACAAAAACTTTTTCAATAATTAATATACACATTTTATAGAAGTTGTTTTCTGGTAATTAATCAACTCTTATCATCATACATTTATCCCCATTCTCTTTAAGTCCGCTAATTACATCTATGAATATACTAATTTTATACTATATTTGATAAAATCAAGTTATAATAGTTAATAAGATATGATTGTGATATACAAAAGTAAAATAAAATCTTTAACTATTTAGAGTATATTCTAACTTTTATATTTATATGATATTTTCTTTCTCTGTTCATTTTATAAAATATCTCTAATATACTAAATAATTAAGGAATCTCTTCTTTACATTTATTTTTGGAGGTTAATGATGTCTATAGATCTTATTAAGCAAAAGTTAACTAGTCTTCAACATGCTAACTCAAGTAATTTTAACAAACTTGATCAATGGCTCCAATATTATCTTGATATGATTACTCATGAAAACACGAATATAGAGAAGCGGATCCCTAATATTCGTCGTGGTCAGATACTATATGTAGATTTTGGTTATAATATTCTAAGCGAATTTAGATATAAACACTACTGTGTAGCAATAAACAATAGTCCCCGAAAAAACCCTAAAGTTACCGTTATTCCTATAACATCAAAAAAACATCCGCATCAATTAGAATTGAATTATGAACTCGAAGAGCGCTTAGAAGACATAATAATAAACAAAGAACGCTCAAACTTTTGGAAGCCATTCAGAAATATTTATCCACAATTAGAATCTCGTGGATTTAAATTAATTGCACCAGCTATAGGTACTTACGACACTGTATACCCTAATTGTACTAAATTTATACAGCAAGCAAAAACCTTTTTATCCGACGATGATGTAGAATTACATTCTATATTGGATCAAATACTTAATGACTTACATCAATTTAATATCTTTTATAAATCTTCTCCTTCTTTACATAAATCAAGTTATTTACGAGTTGAGGACATTACAACTATTAGCAAAGCTCGAATTATTTCTCCAAGATACACCTCGCACCCACTATATCAACTAAGATTATCAGATACTACACTTGATTTGATTGATACGTGGATAATAAATAAATTCACCGGGAGCAATTGACTACAATAAACTAAGTATATATAATTAAAATATAGATAGGGATTTACTCCCTTGGCACTAAAAGCCATATTTAAAGAGTAGCTAGCCTACAAAAGCAGCCATACTAGACACATGTTTAGTATGGCTGCTTTTTATATAATACAAAGAAAAATTATTATTTATAATTGATATCAATTTTTACAATCGTAAAGACTATTTGATATAATCAATTTAATAGGAGGACATTACTATGAATCCAGATATAGATAACCCTTTATTACCCCAAAAAATTTCTTTTTCCCTAAAAGGTGGGCTAAATAGTGAATATCCCTTAGATTTACGTGCAACCGCATCTTTTTTATTATACTTTCAACATCTAATAGATAAAAGTTATTGTACTATCAATAATATTGATCGAATTCGGCCAAATAGAAATAATGTATACAAAGTTGTTGTAAAAGACTTTACAGTAGGCTCTTTAACATCTGATTTAATGCTAATTGTTGAAGGGGCAAGACTTTCACTACCTCTATTAGGGCTATCTACCCCAGAGTCAATATGGACATACACCTGTTATGCATGTGAATTAGCTTCACGTTTCTTTAGTGGTTTGAAAGCCGATAGCAAACCTCAAATACAGATTAACGGAAATAATAATACGGTTATTTATACGGATAATACAGGGGCAAATATAGAATATCCACGAGAAACATATGATATTGCTAATAAATCTGTCCCTATATATAGAAAGCTATCCCAAGCCATGATAAATGGTTCATTTTCAGAATTTAATGCTCACAGTGACTCCAAGAATATTCCTCCAATAAGCTTTAACAATGAATCTGCACATCTTTTTAAAGAACATACAGTCATTGAAGAAATTCCCCAAACAATTCACTGCAACATAATCCGTTTTGACAAAGAGTCTCTCACAGGTAAACTTAGAATATTAAATAATAACTGTGAAAATCTAAATTCTGAAAATCTAAATTCTGAATATCCATTTCAAATTATCGGCAATCAAGATAGCTCACCTTACATAGCTGCAATGGATAGGGATGAAGTATTTGTAAAATGCATAAGAGAAATCTCATATACCTCTTTAAATCCTAAAATATCTCGTTTTCAAATAATATCTTTGGTAGCACCTACTCTTGATTAAGCTTTATAAAAATTTAGTAAATACAAATATCTAGTAAATCACCTTTTCAAAACTGGTTTATTTACTTTTTCTCACTCACATGCTATGTTTCTTTATAGAGTAAATTCTAAAAATTTACTCTATATCCTTACCCAAATACTATCAAATTAAACATATACTATAGCTATATTACAAATCACCTTACTTTAACATATAATGTTAGAGCCTCTTACTATAATTAAGTAAAGTAATTTTTGTATAAGATTCATTTTTACACACAAACTAAATTTTTTTCATATAACAGTATAAACACAAAAAGGATTTACAGAATCAACTGTAAATCCTTTTATAATTAATTTGGTGCGGTTGGAGGGACTTGAACCCTCACGAGCGTACGCTCACCACCCCCTCAAGATGGCGTGGCATTTAAAATACATTTACAAAACCAACAAATGCGGTAGTTACCTACTTTATTAATGCATATATAGTTGTATATTTTACTATATTTTTATATAAATTGATGTCAAAATGATGTCATATATAATATATACATTATATGGAACGATCCTTTTCTTCACCATATAACCGCTCCATGCCCTGGCGAGTAACAAGCCACATTTTCCCTGACTTTCTAAACTCACCTTCTAAAAATCCATTCTTTACACGACCTCTACAGTTTTGTTTAAGTGAATCGGCAGTAACATTCCACCGTTCTGCAGCCTCTTGGGTTGTCATAATATCATCTAGTTCAAATTTCAATTTTATCACCCTCTAACTAAACGTTTAATTGCTAGTATCAAAACAATAATAGTTACTATATTAATCAGCCATTCTAAATATTGCATAATTCACCTCGTTGATTTACAATGATGTTGAGAAGGTGGCGGGGCTTTCACCCGCCTGCTTTTTAGTCTTTGCTAACAAGCTTTAGTATTGCTAGTGCCAGTACCAGTGGCGTTAACGCATTTGCTAAACTTGTTAGCTTTTCTATTATGTCCACTATCATCACCTCCTTACAATTATATTATACCCTTTATCGTGTATAAAGTCAAGTATTTATTTTGATTTTTACAAACAAAAATAGAGCCTACCAACATAGATTTATTCTAGGTTGGTAGGCTCTTTTAATCTTTTGTCATTCTTTCGATAATCTTTTGAAATCAATCCATGAGTCCACCTGCTCATGATCAGGAGATAATTGGATCACCTCTCAGTCATCGACGAATTGCACCTGCTAATCCAAATGCACCGCTTACCACCGCCCATGTATCACGTTGCCTTTTAAGGCGCTGTTCTGTTCGTTTGTTGCGTTTGATTTGTTCTATCAATTCTTCTAATGATGTCGAGGCTTCGTTCAATTTCGCTTCTTGCGTCGTCAAGAGATTGGAGACTTTCGTTAATTCTTGCCCCTGTTTCTCGTTGATTGCTTTGAGCGCGTTCAATTCCTTCGTCCGTTCTTCGTTGATAATCTTCAATTCTGTTAATGCTGTTCCCTGCGTCGCGGTTAAGCTGTTGGCTTGTTGCAATGCTTTCTCGGAGTTGTTGATTGAGCTTTCTGCTTTCATCAAGCGCCCTTCGAGTTCGTTCCAACTGCTCACGGGTACGTTGATAGTCGGCTCTTGTGTCGAGGTATCCTCCGATGAGGCTGCATGCGAAACCGATGAGAAGAACGCTAAGCATACCACAAATAACGCGCTTAAGAGTAAACGCAGATACAATTTTCGTCTTGATAGTTTCATACATGGTAACTCCTTCCTAAATATTACTACCCCACTGTGCGCCCCACCATCGAGCGGTGCCGCGTAACCAGTCACCCCCGCTCCATCGTTCGTCGCCTGCATGGCACACTAAGAGGTCCCATCGGTCAACGTTGGAGTCTGGGCCGTAAGTATTGTTAGGGTATCCAGTCGGATCTAAATAATAGAGGTCGAGGCCGTCCTTATTATCGGCCGCTTCAGCGTGTGTCATTTGATGTTGTATGTCAAGTGGTACACCCGCGTTAATAGTGAGCACTGCCATAATCTGTGTCATAGTGGTTAACTGTGCTTTGGTTGGTGGTTCGCTTCCTAAATTATTTTCACTTACTGCATCCCAACATGCTTCAATAGCTATGCCTACGGCATTACTGTTGCGCATGTAAGTGTGTTCCTTATAATCTGTTAATGCCTCCATATCGGTCCACATCGTGCCATCTCGGTCGATGTTGATGTGGTAGTCCGCGAAGTGCTTACCCCCTTTGACGCCTGTCCAATGCAGGTATGCCTTTTCAATTTGGCCATATGCTTTTAGCGCTAAGGACTGTAACTCGTCCATTGTAATTTGTCTAAACATTTATTTCCCCCTCTCGTCATGGTTAATATCATCCGATAATTGCTGAATACCTGGTCTGTTCACAGGCAACGTATTAGGCTCCTCTAATTTATCTGGTATCCCGTTATGGTCTTTGTCGATGAACATGCCACAAAGCCCTACAATTGACATAAGTACCGACGGCACGAATATGTGGTCAATGATAAGAATACCCTTATCGATAAGCTGATTCGCTTCAGGTGACACATAACCTCTAATCGTTGATAATACATACTGGGCAACGACTAACACCATAGGTACTAGCATGACGAGGACTAATGCCCTCGTTGCTAATACGCCAGTTGGCCTTATGCCAGCTATTCGGATGGACTGATATGACCGCTTGATGCGGTTAATGATAGCTAACTTATCCATTACCCCTCCATGCTCTGATAATCTCGAGTACGCCATGAAATACCTTTCCAAAGTCGACGAGGTCATCTTCAACCATTTCACGTAAGTTCTCAATAATGGACCAACATTCTGAGAAGAACGGAATTAGCATGAATAGGAATGAAAAGATATGGTCAAGGAATAGTTCAGTATTCGGAATCGGAATATCCGGTAGCGATTCAAATACTACCGATAAGACCATCCACGCGGGGTACTGGACGCATAACTTCGTTAGCAAATCGGATCGTAAGCGTTCACTCATCAGGTATCTCCGCTTCAGGCCTGTAGTCGCGTCAACATATCCACCCTTACCCCATCCATACCATGCGAGCGTTGTAAGTAATGTTATAGGCGTATTATTTCTGTGATTATCCTTGTTATACCTAAGCACCTCCGTCGTAATGCGCTGCGCTGCGTCAATGAATAGCAGTACAGTTGTTAATATGATGATAACGCCCATACTGACAATATGCTCATGTGACACACCGCTAATCAGCATTACTAAAATGTCGTTCAATATATCCATTCACTCCCCCTAAATGTGATAGTTAAGTAGGGTGAACACATGCAAGCAAGGCTTTGAGTACAAACGAATCCGTCAATGTCCGCCAAGCCTCGCTCATAAAATCAGTTAATTCTTGCATGTGTTCTCCCTGTGGTTTGATTAATTATAAATGGTCAACGTTTTGGTTGCCTGTGTTGATGTAGCTATTGTTAGCCGCACCCCATTCAATGGTATTCATATCAAAGGCCAGAGTTTTGGTTGCCTGTGTTGATGTAGCTATTGTTAGCCGCATATTGTTATTATCCCCTTTAAACGTTACGTTTTCAGGAGTTTCTACAAAATAGGGGCCATATGAGTTATAGTTATCTCCTAAATCAAGCGTTGCTGGTCTATTGGCATAAATTACCTTTTTCGTAATATTCCAATTCTTAGGGTTATCTTTGAAATTACCTCTAACTGTGTTGCTTGAAATATTCATTTTCAAGATATCCCCATAGCGTTTGTATACAATACCATTTTCGGTATATTCTTCATCAGCAACTGCATCAGTTTGAACACCAGCAATTTTGTATTCTGCAACTTTTGCACCTGTGAAATTGTGATAAGTGAGTTTTATATCATCTTCGCCTAGAGGTGGAATTGTAATAGTGCATGCCCCAGTACTGTCTAGTGTGAAAGGTGTGTCGTTACCAACTACCTTAACACTGTAATGAGGTTCACCTGTTACTGTTACCACCTGTTGCCCTTTGGTTACGCTTGGAATAGTCAACGGCTTAAATTCAGTACGAGGAAAAGGCTTACCTATATTACTAATTAAAGCAGTAAGTACATCATCAACGTTAGCACTCTCGCACCATACATTTCCACTTAACAAGGTACGATATGCAGTTTCTGCAGTTGCATTTTTGCCATCTTCACCTTTATCGCCCTTTGGCCCTTTAAGTGCGTTAAGTTGTTCTTGCGTGAAGTCGGAATACTTAAAAGGTTCCCCTTTAGGGCCTGGTAGTCCTTGCTCACCTTTGGGGCCTCTAATATTACCCAATCTAATTCTAGCCATTTATTTTACCTCTTTCCAAAATCCAACAATATCTAAAATGTAACGTTTGTTATTCCCTACAACTCCCCAACCTTTAATATTACGAGAGTTTGGTTCTACGTAAACGCTATTATTGTTAGCATCTACAGTTACTTCAAGCAAACGTGTTGGCGCTGGTGCATTAGCAGGTAATGTACATAAAACACCGCCATTACCAGAACCAGCGGTTGCTATTCTCATATCTAAGTGTAATTTACCAAAGCCTGTGGCAGGGTTAACTTCAAGATACCCTCTACCTGCACCCGGTGCACCTGCTTGAGCAACACCCCACACGATGTCATATACCTTAGTTTCAGCAATATTTACGGCAGTAGTACCTGTATTACTTGCAAGGTTAGAATACGCAATATCTACAAACAAATCACCATTTTCAGCTAGTGTAAATGTTATTTCTGGTTGGGTACCATTGTCGCCTTTAGGCCCTTTTAATAAAGCTAGCTGATTCAGAGTAAAGTCAGCATAAGTAAAAGGTTTACCGTCTTTACCAGGTAAGCCAGTATCGCCTTTTGGGCCTTTTAATGCTTCAAGTTGTGCAGCTGTAAAATCCTCATAGGTAAATGCTTTACCGTCCCTACCAGGATTACCGTCTTCACCTCTAGGGCCTGGATCACCTTTAGGCCCTTTAAGTAATGCTAATTGCTCAGCAGTAAAATCGGAATATTTGAACGGTTCACCTTTTGGGCCAGGTGGTCCAGGAATTCCTTGTTCACCTTTAGTTCCGTCTCTTCCTGGTGGCCCAGGAGGACCTTGCAAGCCTTGTTCACCTTTTGCTCCGTTAATTCCGTCTTTACCAGGAGGTCCTGGTGGCCCTTGAATACCCTTATCACCTTTAGGGCCTTTTAATAATTCTAACTGATCCGGAGTAAAGTCAGCATAGGTAAATGCTTTACCGTCTTTACCAGGTAAGCCAGTATCGCCTTTTGGGCCTTTTAATGCTTCAAGTTGTGCAGCTGTAAAATCCTCATAGGTAAATGGCTTTCCTTGTTCTCCTGGTTCACCCTTCGGCCCTTGCAATTTAATAATTTGTGCAGCGTCTTTTACTTCAACATTATCTTCTGCATTCATATAAATATTAATAGTATTAGTATTAGTATCGCTCATATTATTTTCCCCTATTACTGATTCCTTGTTTGATGACAACCTTACCTTCTACCAAACATTTAACAGGTCTGTTTCCAACCCACTTAAATAAGTCCCAAAAGTAAGTGCCACTATCAATTGAATTAGTGTCTAAGGTTAGATTGAGTTTGCTTTTTTCACCATCTGAAAGTGGTTGCTCACTATTTGTAATTACAAATCTACCTAGTATTTCATCATCCCAACTATATCTCCTAACGCAGGCAAACACATCTTCTGCATTAATTACTGAATCGCATCCAATAGTTAATGTAATATATTCACCTTGATAAGCAGTCATATCATGCTTGACTGGCAACATCCGCATCATCCTTTTCTAATTCCATTAGATCATTATGGATACACCCTTCAGTTGGGCAAGTGCCGTCTTCGTTAAGTACTTCCCAACAATACTCACAAAATTCCATAACAGGTACTTTACTTTCTCCGATATATTTAGGCATATTATTGTACCTCCTTAATACGTGTTACCATTTCGTCATTTAATTTAATATATTGTGCGCTAATGGCCGTAGTAGGCTTGCCCATCAATAACAAACGGCGTTGAGCTTCTTCTAAGGATTTAAAGCGCGGTTCGTATTCAGATTTGATTGCGTTAATCTTATCTTCCTTTGTAGGAACATACGGATCAGGCGCAACGAATTTTCCGTCTACATACGCTTTACCGCTCATAAATTCATCAAGCATTGCGTCGCCATCTGCAGAGTACACATATTGTGCATTTGGGCAATCGTGTTCAGCTTGCGCCATAATATCATCACGGCTCAACGTGTTATCACACAGGGATGTAATGCGCTCCCCTTTGTCATTTAAAATAAATACATATTGATTCATAGTAGTATCCTTTCGGAGGTGAAATTATGCGCCGTTACGCTATTATGCTAAAACGTAGACAACGCAATACCATTACATTAAGGCAACTATTTAACGAGTGGTTGCCTATTCACTCGCAGTCTATTTCTAAGAGCGCTGTTAAGTCTTATCGCATTGCTTTTAAACACATATCCAACATAGCGGATATGCCTATCACGGATATTCATTTTCAGCACCTTCAAAATGTGATTAAATCCATGCACGTAAAAGGACTCTCCTACTCATCTTGTAAGAAAGTCCGTACACTACTTAATCAATTATTTAATTACGCAATCATTAAGGATTGCCCTATCACTAATTACGCCCAGCATCTAAATCTAGGGCCCAATATACCAACGATTCAAAGAAAGATATTCACTCGCCAACAAATTAACAAATTATGGGCGATAGATACATCTTATTCCCATATGATTTTAATGCTGTTATACACAGGCCTCCGCATAGGTGAGCTCCTTAATTTACGTAGGCAAGATATCAATAGACGATCATCATACCTTATTGTGAGACACGCTAAAACAAAAGCCGGTGAAGGTCGTATCATTCCAATTCATCACCGCATCATGCCTATAATAGAGCAACTACATACTAGCGATTACCTATTCACTATCAGCTACACAACGTTTCGCAAACACTTCCAGGATATTATGAAGCGCCTTAACTGCAAGCACACTATCCACGATACTAGGCACACATTCGCAAGTCTACTTGATGCGGTTGCACCACCTAACACGTTACGCTCCTTACTAGGCCATAAACAAGGTGATATCACTACCAGGGTGTATACACACAAAACCATTCGTGAATTACGTAAAACGATAGAATTATTAAAATAACTCCCCAGTGGGGAAAATTTTTTAACGTACAGCAAAACTCGTATATTAGTTATCCAATAGCGTTTACTACAGTATTTAGTATTTCAGGTGCAGATATAAACACTGAAGGGGACCCTCTGGTACTATCTATGTTTTTAACAGATAATACAAGATTTATGTTAACAGGTCGGCGTATAGGCCTTGGGAGGACTGCCTTGTGGGGTAATTGGATAGCCGTTGGTATATCCTAATACCCAGTGGGTATTGTTTAATGCTTATAATCAACCCAAGCCTTGGACTGTGCGCTATCCGATAGAATTTGGGAATAAAACTATCGCTGTTTCTGCAATGAGATATAACGGAGAGTATTCGTTTTCTGAAATCGTTTTATCAACTTCCAGAAATCAGCTTACGTACAAGGATAGTGATTATAGAGGGCAGCAAGGCGTTGGAGATCAAATTATGTTCATTATCATAGGTAATTAGATAATTCCTAGTGCGAACCAATAATAGGAAGCAGCATATTTATCGCTAGCAACAAATACAGCTTTTGTATTGTTACTTTCGCTTACAGAGTTTGCAAAATATCTTGGTGTATCTGACCCACTCCAATACGCATCAATCGCATTTGCCATGAATAATCTTGTAAATCTAATAGGGAATGTTACTTCCGTTTTTACGACGTTATCTTGGCCACCAACTCCCCACTGGATAGTGAAACCATTAGCAAATTTAATAAAGCCCGCATTAGCATCAAGTTTAGATGCAACTATAGCACCTTGGCCTAGTAAGTTTTTAATTGTAACAAGCGTACTTGCCGGAGAGTCTTTCCAGTTAGCACTACCGAGGATTGCTTTAATTTGGTCTGTAATAGGAGGATGAGATGAAATATCTGTGTTATGTTGTTTAACTGCTTCTGTTAACTGCTCACGTGTTATCAACGCACCTATATTAACAGTTAGCGATACATTTCCTGTATTACTAAATACCATTCCGATGGTTAATTCTTGAGATACAACTACTGAGCCACTTTCTGCCGGCATTCTGTCCGGTTCAGGGTCCGTAAGGTATGCATACAATATTTCGCCCTTATCAGGATCTTGTGCAAATAACCCAATTTCAGACATTCGAAAAGCTTCATGTATGCCAGTATTAGTTATAACTGTATCAACGCTTACAATTTTACCTTCTAGCTTAACTACAAAATTAGTAGTCTCCCATTTAGAGGAGATTACATCAGTTAATGCCAATGGATTCGTTGCATTAACACCACTACCGACTTTAATTTTCGTGAATGTCAGTTTAGTCTTGCCCGCATTTACCTTTGCTTGCAAAGCAGCACCAACATCAGTCATGGTTGCATTTGACCATTCTGCCATATATTCCTCCTATCTAACGCTATTATCTAGCGCTACATTAATCTTCGTTTTCTTTGATTCAACTGTGTAAGACGTTACATGGGCATTCAAATTAATGCGCCATGCATTTGTAAAGTCACACTTGATATTCACTTTCTTAGATACACCGCACCACCCGGCGAAATATTTATTGAAGTTAATTCGGCGAATGAATTCAATACCATCTAACCAGGACCGTACATTCTTGGCGGCATTGATAGCGCGTATAAGCTTAACAATATCCGATTTACCGGTTAATGGCGCTGTAATGAGCGTAACCTTAAAATAATAAGGCTTACCTCCATACTCGAACCATTCTGCTATTTTCGAATCTGAATATATAGTCTGTACGGCTTTTTCAACAGCATATGGCGTGCCTTTATGGCGATGAATATCAATTGAATTCTTCACCATTTCGCGTTTAGTCTCTATCGGTAGCCCGCTGTCATAGTCATCCACGTGTAATTGATATGCTAGATGATCAATTACACTCTCAGATTCAGTATCAACGGATGACCACAATAGCAATGTATTCGTATTCATGAATTCGGCTAACGCATCATCCCACGTTTTAGCAAGGGCTTTAATTGGCTCCTTATCGATTGAGGAGGGAAGATGTTCTGAACTGGTATACTTACTATCACGTATCATTCTTCCTCACTTCCTGCAAGCACTACGGCGATTGTATTGGCTACTGCCACACCGCTTTGTTCTGCAATCGGAGTAAATACAGGGGCGGTCACTTCAACGCGTTTAATTCCAGATACATCCATAAGCATTTGCACCAATCGGCTAGGTACTATATCACGGCCTAATTTTGACTTTTGCCATATTACATAATCATTGACGGCTTTATCTGCCTTAGCTTTTACCACCGTTGCATCAGCGCCTTTTTCAATATAATACTTAGCGTCGATGTTATATTGCGTAGTAGTAGGCGCTAATACAGTCAGCTTATCAGTCAGAGGTCTACGTTTCTTATCAGATAAATAATCCGTAATAGTCTTGAGTAATTCTTGCCCTGGAAGTCCTCCTCCTGCTAATAAGGGATAAATATTAACTTCCCCTGGACGTGGAGAAGATACTCCTACATCTGCCACAAGGTGCGACGCAGATTTTGTGAAATACTCATACGCCCCTTCAGGTCCTGCTACAGAAAACGATTCTGGAGCCTCATGAATACGTTCGCGATACGATTCGTCATCCTCTGTATCCGACCCGCCTTCAGATAGAGTTATATTACGCATCGTATCTACATAAGCTATAGGGTCAATGATTGTGCTTATTTCACCTGGCTTAAACCCATTGCCCCGCGCCCCGGCAATTTGTGCCGCAGCTTTTACGGAACCGTTGAGTTGTCCAGGTAAAATTACTAAGTTCTCAACAGTAGCAAAATATTCGCCACCTCCAGTAGATACCCTAGTCCCCTTTTGGATAATAACTGAGCTTGTACGTACTGCAGACAAGGTGGCCTGAAGCGTTGTGGTAGCTTTTGTTGCCTGTAACCGCTCAACGGCGGCAGGAACTGCACCTACGTGATCCAAGTTATCACCTTCTGCGTAGGCTAATAGATTTTGTTTAGCCGCATAATTGGCATCATTTAGTAATCGGATTATAATTTCCGAAATTACATTTAAAAATAAAGTAACAGGGTCGCCCTCTCCCAAGGTTCGCCCTGTTATTGTTGTGTAAATATCGAATACCTTTTGTTGAACGTGTTCCTTATCAGTATTAAAGAACTCAACATTAGGTAAGTCAGATAATCTCATACAGTCACCATCACTTTCGGAATCAACGCCCCATTGTGTGTGGCGGTAAATGATATATCACTAATTTTGGCACGTGGTTCGTACCGTTTAATTTGTTGGAATATGTCATTAGATAGATGCGCTTGTGCTTGATGGATAGGCATATCAATAATGCGACCATCAACACCAAACTCCCTATCTAGTGGCACACTACCACGAACGGTAGAAATAATCGTTTGCACATTTTGCAAAATCTCAGCAACTTCACTTTCAGGTGCTAGCGATATTCTATTGTCCGTAGCTGGTTTAATTTCATACGTTGCTGACATGGCTAGAACCTCCGTAATATCGTATTAACCTGATTAAATGCATTACCATATTTATTAAGAAGAGATTTTTCCTCTACGTTGTTCTTGTCCGGATATTCTTCAAGAGTTAGAGATACCTCAATGGATTGTGTCTTACCGTAGGCATCTGTAAATAGATTATCTTCGCTCATAGACATGATAACAAAGTAGTTTTGGCTAATAGGCTTACCACCGATAATAAACGGCAATACGGCCCCTGTATCACGATACTTTCGCAACTTCTTAACAGTACTTTCCGGAGATTGTCCAAGCGATGCAGAAATAAGAATCTTACAGGTAATCTGTTCTACGTCCGGCCCACTAAATTGTTTAACCGGCTTTTCTAACATCAGATTGTGTTTCTCCCATCTAGCACTACCTGAACGCGTTACGTCAGATACAGTGAGAACATTGTCTAATGCGGTATAGAATACTATATCCGCTAAATATCCGATATACATCTATACCTCCTATTTTGGTCCGGCTGTCGTAGAACCGCCAGACACTACACCGCCATGCACATGATGAACTAAGGAAATACCATTAACCACTACATCACCACTACTTGCATTGATGGATAACGTACCACCAACATTGAGCGTCATATCTCCAGGAACAGTGAGCACACGTTTACCGTTATCTGCGCCACCTGGAGTTGGATCCGCACTACTAAAGAATGTTCCAATAATGAATCCATCAGAAAAGCCACGACCTGACCGATTTGGTAGCATAATGCATAATACCTGGTCGTCAATAGCTGGCATCCAATAGTCCTTATCGTGTGCTGCACCTCGATTAATGACAGATAATGGCGCCGTTACAACACCTTCTCTATCGAGGCGCGTAACTACGGCTTTACCCTCTTCTGGAATTGTACTTGCTACATTTCCGATAAATATCATATCCGATAATGTCGATAATATAGAATCAGTAGCCATTTAAACACCTCCTTACATCAATCGACGTAGAATAATTAGACCCTAATGTATGTGTCGCTTTAGTAATTAAATAATTACCATCGAACACCCCAAAACCTTCGAGCTTAACAGTAACCGATGCCATAATAAGAGGATTCCCAGGGAAACTAAAAGACATTGTATCCGCTTCTTTATTAGCTTCTCTAAGCTTCTTCTTAGCAAGTCTAGTTGCCTCAGCCTTGTCTTTCACCTGTTCATTGACTTCCAACACGGCAAGGTACGTATGCCCCTTACGGTCAGGATCTTCAAACGTATCCTCAATCACAGTTTTCTTATCCTTATCTGTATATTTCACATGGCATGCTCGATATACTTCTCGAGTTTTACTCTTGTACGAATAAGATATTGCCCTAGTAATGATCAAAGGCGGTTGTTCACCTTCTTTAGTTTGTACAGGTTGATATTGGCCACCTGGTCTACGAATAATGACTTTAGGCTTTACATTTTCATATTTGTAATCATCGAATATAATCAACTGTTCAGTGGATACCTTAAGAGAAAACCCCGCATCATTACATAGTTTCTGCAAAAATGCGAGGTCTGATTCAGCACTTTGAGAGGCATCTTTTAACGGTGGGTCAAAATCCGCGTCCCAAACCAATTTTAATTTATTATCGCTTGCCTTTTCGGTAGCAATCGCTTTAAGGGTTGTATCTTTCCACGATTTGTCTTTCTTTTTCTCCCGCAAGTCAGTACTACCGATAATAGCAACCCCTTTGATTTTGACTATATCCGGAAGGCTACTGCCCTCGAATTCATCAATTTCAAATTTGCCGATTGGTAATGTAAATTGTTCATCCCCTAATTTCTCCCAGGCTACTGTATTAATAGCGACTTCTAGTAATGATCCTTTTACAGGATACCAATCACCGACCCATAGACGCCCCCTATCCTCTAATGAGATAGCCACGTCATCTACAGTTCCTGAAAGGTTATCTGTGAAAGTTACATCAAGAAGGTATTTACTAATATCGTCGGTGATGTCTTTTGACTCCTTACTCCCCCAATGTTGGTAGCCGATTGTACACCATGCCCGCCGTGCTAGTTTCGTTTGTGGAGTTAAATCCTTCTTCCATTTTTGGACCTTAGCTAGGCTCTTTTGTAAGCTCATGTACTATCGCCTCCATGGTGGTAAGAATTCAGGTAAGGAATCAGCAGGAACATCTGGGCATGTTAACACAACACCTGCGGAAAATATCGCCGTATTACGGTGCTTTTGATTGGCTTCTAACAATAAATTGATGTATCGTTCGTTACCATATACCTTATAGGCGATTAAGTCCCACATATCCCCTTGTATTGTTGTATAGCTAGTCATAACTCAACCTCCGTTGTCCGGTGGTATAACTGCGCATCATTTGTTCAAATTCACGCATTTTAGCGTCTAATGCTGACATAATATCATCAGTTGAACCATTACCAGCATTAATGACAGGAGCGAATGTAATTTGTACAGGCGCCCCACTATTACTAGATGAGGACGTCGCAGGCACACTAGGAGCTAGAGATACAGTAGGTGCTGCAGCAGTCTGCGCTCCACTCACACCTAGCATTCGCCCAGCTGTTTGCCATAAATTCATTGCATTAGCACTACCATCAATAGGGACAATGACTTCAGGATATCCGGCTTCACCAATCAATGCAACTTCTGGCGATGTAATTACACCACCATTAGCATACGCATTACCTCCAGCAGCGGAAACACCAACTGTGAAACCTCCACTAAATTGGGCCTTAATACTTGCCCACGCTCCTGCAATTGCGTTAGATACCGCACTCGGAATTTGACTTACCCAGTTTACCACAGCATTATAAGCATCACTTGCCCATTGCTCTGCAGCTGCTACAAATGCCGCTCCGGCTTCTGCACAGGCACTAGGTAAGTTCACAAGGAAATTAATAACATCATTAACTAAATTACTAATCCAAGAAGTAGCCGTAGCATATGCTTCAGAAGCAAACGAGATAACTGCCGCTACGAATTCAGCACCCAATGTAATCATGTAGGTAGGTAAATTAATTAAGAAGTTATAAATCCCCTCAACCATAGCCCCAAAAGTAGTAACTGCAAAGTTATAACATTCAGTGGCGAATGATACTACGGCAGATATAACAGCAGTACCAACTTGTACCATAATCACTGGCAATCGCAAAATAATGCCTATAATAAATCCTACAGCCATACCAATATACGTTGGTAAGTTAAGCCATAAATTTACGTAGGCTATTATTGCCGCTTTCAACGCATTAAACACGCTCAGTCCAATTGATAATAGGCCATTTATCACAGTCATAATTCCAGATATAATGGCGCTCCATGCAGAACTTAAAGCAGAACACACGCTATCCCATATAGAACTTAGCCCGGAACATACACTATCCCAAACAGATGTTAAGGTAGCACAAATCGTGTCCCAGTTAGTTACTAATAGGTATATCGCGGCAATAATCGCCATAATAGCAATCACCCAAGGTCCACCTATTAATGCGCTAGCGGCTTTAAAAGCGCTCGTAGCTGTTTCTACACCTTTAAAAGCTGTAGTGATTGTAGTAATACCGGATGCCAATTTTGTGGCAGTACCATATAGTAAGGCTAATTTCAATCCGTTTGTTACTACGGCTGCAATAGCTTCCTTATTATCCTTCATGAACGTTACAACGGTTTGTAATACCGGTATCAGTGCCGGTAATATTTGCTGGGCAATCGGTATAAATGCCTGTGCCAAGCCTAATGCAACCTGCGTAGCTTCCGCTTTCAGGATATTCATCTGTAGCCATATTTCATGAAGTGATTTAGGATCTATACCAACACCCTTTATTTGTGATGCGGCCGCTTGTGCATCTGCATAGTTTTCAAATACTTTAGTAAGCTCCAAGCCTTTGGCGCCTAGTGTTTCAAGCATGAATTCTTGTCCTCGGCCTTGTGCTACCGCATTTTGGTAACCTTTAGCCATTGCGTCCAATTGTTGGTTCATAGGCAACAACTTGCCATTTGCATCAGTTAAAGATACACCAAATTGGCTGAGGTACCCCTGCAATGCTTCAGCACTTTTACCACCACCGGCCAAAGTCTTATCCATTTTGGCAAAAGATTTAGCAGCTACCTCTACATCCACACCGCTTAACGTCATGATCTTTTTAAATTGCGACGTCTCAGCAGTTGTCATATGTAGTTTATTGGACAATTGGTATAGCGCCTCGCCCGCGTTTACAACGTTATCTATAATTGCACCAATTCCAAAGCCCCCTGCTGCAACCATAGCGAAATTTGCAAGCTTTCCTGTAACGCCACTTACTGCGGCACTTGCGCCTTGCGCGGCGGATGCTGCACCTGCTAAAGGGCTCGCACCTCCCATTTTGCTGATTGCATTTTGATGCGCAGTCTGACTTGCAATATTAGACCTCAACTGGGCCTGTCTTTGTAACATAGAATTCAGTTTTTGCTCAGCGGCAATAGCCGCATTCCTGTCACTAACATTCCCCGACTTTTGTGAGATAGCTTGCAGTTTTCTGTATTGTGCCTGTTGGTCCTTGATTGCGTTTGATAGTTTGTTGAGTTCCTGAGATGCTTTTGATACAGAGGAAGATAACCCGCCGTCGAGTTTACCTTTAATGGCAATCGCCATTTCTAAGACTTTATTGGCCATTATTTTCTCCCTTTCATCGCTTTATTCTCACGCTCGATACCATCACTAATGAGCTGAACGTGGACTATGAACTCATCCACGTCTAGCTCTCGAATAAAGTAATCCATTGACGTGCTTGTGTATTTACTACACGTAATCGCACACCCTGTAAAATACCTTTCTAGGTCAGTTATTTTTCGGAATTGAGCAAAAAATTCTGTACCTCTAAGCACACTCTAGTAAAATCAGCAGCCGGAAGACTATAAATATCATCCACTTTACAACCGCATGCAGCCGCTGCTACATGTGCTTGATACGTCATGGATAATGCTGGAACTGTGATAGTTCTATCTTCATTCTTTGCAGACTTCTCACATTTAATTAATGTATAACCGCTGATTCCTTCAAATTGTAAGGAATGACCTGCTTTTACTAATTCAATACCAGTTGTTTCGTTCATAGTACTTTGTTTACTCATTAGTGATCGTCCTTTCTACAGACTAAATACCGAGTGCAGCACGAACATCGCCAAGGAAGTCAGTGCCATCAGAAATAGAATCCTTATATGCGTATTTATCGATTTCACGAACTACCTTACCATTTTGTTCTAGTTTCAAGTATGTTGTTTCAATTGTGTTCGTTGCATCGATAGTATTGCCAGATTCATATGTGCCATTTTCTTTAGATTTAGCACGGCCACGAATAACAGCACGTGTAGGCACAATTACATATTTATCTTTACCGCTATCCCAACATTGGATAGCACCGCGTACTTCTAAGCGCACGCCACGGCCACCTGTAAGGCGGTGTGTAGTTTCTGTTGGAGTGTTCCAAGTAAGTTTAGTTTCCATAGAAGAGTAGTGCCCAATAACTGGCGCTTCTACTTCACCTGCTATGCCCACACCTTTTACAGTTTGAGTCATTACAGATTCACTAGGTAATTCTACTTTGGCAACACCTAAACAGTTGTCAGAACCTTCTTCATATACACGGAAGTCATTAAGTACTTCCGGCACTTGGTTGATAGATGCCATGATTAATTACCCCTTTCTATACTGTTTGAAATAATGTTTTGAAATAGGAAACATCGTATTCAGAAATACTTTCAATTTCTTGCGCTGGAATTGGAGGCGTACGGTATTTATGGAAGCGAATAATACCGTTCAACAAGTCTGTTGTAGGGTTTTCTGCTTCTTTAAATTCAATACGACCGCCCAAAATAAAGCCACGAGAAGTAAGACCGTTAAGACGGATTGTTTCACTATCAAGAATTGTTTTGATATTACGTGGCAAAATAGGCATATCTACTTTTTGCCAATAAGTTAAAATAAATGTTTGGTCGTCCCAATCATTGAAACGACGTACACAAATAAATGTATCCTTAACATCAGTTGTGCCTGGATATGCGCCTGTATAGTTGCCCCAAGATACCCAACCATTGATGTTAACGGCCGTCATAATACCTTGAGAGTTCAATAAGTTCGCTTGGGAATGGGTAAGCATAACTTCCTTACCATTAGCCAAACATAAACCTGTGATGTTCATGGATTTGTTAGAAGGGGATAGTGTAGGAATATCGCTATTAGATGCATCACATTTACCCATAATGCCCATAATATGCGTAGACATATGGAATACATAGTCGCCATTGCGAACTTTTGGCCAACATACAACTTCGGATTCGCCTGTATAGCTATTACCTTTCTTCCATTCATAAGCATCAGTGTATTTAACAACTTGCGTAGTATCGATATCAACTAATGTTGTCGCTCTAAATAAGTTATTAATAACACGAGATTTTGCCTTCATAACGGATGCTACTGTAGGATTTTGAGAGAAGCCCGGCGCAGCAATAAGCCCTGGCACAATGCCGAAATGATGATAAATTGTATCAATCAATTCAAAGCCGGTTGCTTTATCGTTGCTATCCACCCCGCCGATTACATTTCTATAATCAAAGTTTTCTACATCAAGTTCATCATAAGTAAGGTTCAATGTAGTAGCTGTATCAAATTTTCCCCCTTTTACAACGGAGATAACCAATTGATTTTTGTCATCAAATGCTGCCGTGTAATCTGTGTTAGCTACACCCGTTTGGCCAGCACTAGATACTTTTAATGTATTAAGCAATACTGCTGCTTTTACAATGCATTTCTTTTCTGCCAATGTAGCAGTTGTTGTAGTGGATTTCTTATGCTTAGCAGGGTCCAATACATTAACAAATACGATCGGAGCTACACCATACAATTTGAATTGTGCGTACATCGCTTCACATAATGTGAAATGTGCCCAATCTTCAGAGTAGCCAAGTTGTTGAACAGCTTCTTCCCAGCTGTAGCAGATGATCGGCTTGTTGACTACCGCACTAGGGTCTTCTGTAAGGTGTACAGGTGCAGTACCGAACACAACAGGAAGGCCGGCAGTAGTTTGGACAGGAGCAATTACAGAGGTAGCTTGCTCACTTGTTTTGACGCCATGATAAAAGGCCATTTACTTCACTCCTTTATAATTCTTCAATGCGTTTACATAGAATACATTTAATTGCGTACCTTGTGTTTTAACATCAATCATTGCCTGATTAAGCTCATCTAAAGGCACAAATAAATGCATAAAAATAGGGTCTTCTGCTTCCGGCAGTGGCGCACCGTCGCTAAATACCATGAATTGGTTTAGCCGGCTACTGCGGAACGAAGGCCCAACATATACAACAGGGTTCATCGTTGTCTCCTATTCAATTAATTTATTATCCGTGAATATCTTATTTAGATTCCTACGAATAACAGGAATATATACTTCAAATTCAAGATACCCAACCCATTGAGGGTATGGTTGATCATCAGGAATTGTTGTATTAATGGTATTCTCCTTAATTTCATATTTAAGTGCTACCGGATTATCAGATAACAACCGCTCACGCACTACCTCTAATAGGTGATATAGTCCGACATGGCCTTCAGTTAAGGCTTCATCATAAGTAGTTACCAATACAGTAATACCTACCGTCGAACTATCTGCATCACTAACAGAGTACGGATGCACTACTACGGCCGGGCATAATTTGCGCTTGTCTTCATTCTTATCCACTCTTGGTAAGAAACCGCTCCATACTCGAATAGGTCTTTCGGTAACATCACTGTTTTCATTCAGCTTTCGTAACTCATTCATGAGATATTTAGCAATACCATCTGATACATCTAATGGCGTCATTAGTTACCTCCTAACGCGCGCTCTAATTCGTGATATAAGCGCTTTTCATACATTTCCATGCCTTCCTTTTGCATGGCATTCATAACAGTTTCATTACCAAACATTTGCGGTAAGGCTGGCCCATATATTCCCTTTAACGGATATCTGTCCTTGCCTTGGCGTTTCATAAAGATACCGGATGCACTAACAAAGCCGTTTGGTACCTTTGTTTCTGTACCTTTTTTAATCGATACAAACACACCTTTTCGCTTAAGTGATTTAATTTTGAAGTACTTTTGAGCGCTAGTATAGCCACCTTTGATACGCATTTCTGTGCCATCATTCAATTTATTGATAGATACACCGGACTTTACAACCGATACACCTTTGATAGCATAGATATTGCGTAGTGCTTGCGTGCCTGCTTTTCTTGCAGTTGTTGCAGCACGCTTTGATGCGGCTTGGCAGACACGTCGAACTCTATCTTCTTTTAACGTTTCCAGTGCTTTTTCAATTGTTGCCACTGCACTTTTATCAAGTTCTAGCTCAACCATCCGTCAACACCGCCTCTAGCTTCTGCTCTTAATTCAATGGATACTAACCCATCTTCTTCCATTGCACTTTGAACGACGTAAACGTCTCCGTCTAATCGGAATACGTTCCCCTGCGATGGAATTTCAGGGATGTCCGTTAGTTTGCAATGCACAAATACAGACACCCCGTGCAATCCATCGTTTGATACGTGAGAGCCATTCGATAGGAATGACTCCCTCGCCGTTGGCGATTGGATAACCGCTTTAGCTACTGTGCCATTTAGATTATGCCCTTCGGCGAATTCGTCTTCATTGAGGAATACATCGTCAATATCGCTTTCTAGGTAATCTCTAAATCGCATTATTTTTTCACCGTAACTTCCGCATCAACTTCAGGTAATTCCATTTCTTCTTCCGGTTCATCTGGAACGACTTCCAATGGTTCAGGTACTTCAACAGGATCATCTTCAGCAGATTCAAACTTTTCAGATTCAAGTAAGGACAATGCAATCGCTTTCTTTTTGATGTCGACTACTTCGCCTTTGCCATACATCTCGCCTTCATGTGCTAAATAACCCTTTAATACTCTAATTTTCATAAGTAGGTTACCCCCTATTTAGTCTTAATAGTAGCCCAATCGTCGATAGTTTCAGGAATCAATACGCAGCGGGAATATACAGACAATGTTAATTCTTGTGTAGCTTTATTAGCATAGTAATAAGGTACATAAATACCTGCATATGTTGTGAATTGGTTGTCATCGTTAAGCAATGTTACTGCTGCATGTTGTTGACGGCCACGACCAGGTACACCTAATACTGCAGCATCATCACCGATAAAGGATTTTACCTTGCCTTCATCATCTTGATATGTTTCAAGATATGCATACACATCAATGTTTAAGGACATGATACGGCCAACATATCGAACTTGTGGAGATAAGTATTCAGGCGCAAAGTTAAACATTGTCATGTTTTCACGATTAGGAATAGCCAACATCTTGTTGATAGATGCGTTATCAAGAATATATTTTTCAACATTCTTACCGACAACTAATACAGTTGGTACGATTCCTGCGTTTTCCTGAATTTTTTCGGACGCCATTTTCAAGTCGCCATAAATATCGGCACCAGCTTGGTCCCATGCAGTAGTAGGTGTGATGTCTTGTTCAAATTCAAAATCAATTTCATCAGTTAGAACAGTCGCGCCATCATCAGCATAACCTTCGATTTTGCATTTACCAGTGGTAAGCAAATCGGCCGCCATTTTGTTTTTACGATTGATGATTGTGCCTTGCAAATAAGACAAATCTTCAGCTTGCATTTGTGCCGCACGTTGCGCAGGTGTCATTGTAGATACAATATTTTCCGCAAATGCACGTTGGTCGAGTTGCTCAGGATCAATTACTGTACGAGGGCCCATCATAGGCGCTTCATATAAAGCAATTTTAGAGCCGGCACGTTTAACATTTACACCAGATGCGCCACGAGATACAAAAGGTGCTAGAGTGCGACCACGTTTACGAGTTTCTACTGCGATTTTTTTAGAAGTTGCAACTGCTGGAACTTGTGGGAAGAAAGTATCAAGCAAGAAACTTGCCGGAGTTTTCATTCGTTCTACAGCTTGCATTAAAGATAACGTATCTTTGAAATCAATTGCCATTATATAGTTCCCCCTATTTAATGCTAGTTAAGAATAAGTGAGCGTCTTTAAAATCCGCTTCATGTTCATTAATTTTGTAAGCTTTGTCAACTACCAATACTTCACGATTAAAGCGACCGGAGACATATACAGTCACTACATTGTGATCAGTAGTTGTAGTAGTGTCGGATACCACGATGCCCGCAGGTTTACCGCTTGCAATTTTTTGGAATGTGCCAGCGTTATTTTCAAGAACTTGGCCACGTTTGTACTCACCAACTGCTGCTTTTACATTTTGAGTTAATACAGGCACACCGCCACCACCTAATAGGTAGTCAGCTGCGACGCCATTTACTTGTTCGAAATACGCCATTATTTACCGCCTTTCTTAGCATTTGCAAATGCTACAACTTCATCAATTGCACTAGCTTTAGCTACTGCATCATTGGTTTCTGGTGTAGATGCACCTTGAGGTACCACTTCATCCGCACCGGATTCCATTTGATCGATAACCAATTGTCGAATTTGGTCGACTACTTTGTTATCAGTTACAGGAATATCGGATACAGCGGAGATGAAAGGTGTTACTTCATCTACAGTTTTACCTTCTTTAACAGCCACATCTACTAAACGATTGACAACTTCATTGTTCCCTTTTAGTGCATTTAAGGTTTCAACGCGTTCACGTTCTGCTGTTACTGCTGCATTTTCCGCAGGTTCGTTTGTAGAAATACCGAGCAAACCTTTTAAGCTTGCCATGAATTGGTTTTCAGTCATAGGTTTCTCCTTATGTTTTAAAAATTGTTTGATTTTGGCTTCATTTTTGGCCGAATATTTGCAAGATACTTTGTTAACGATAACCATCCCGTCATTCATAACAGCCTTATCAGTAATCGCCGTGTCTACTTCATCAATTAGGCCGTAGGACTTCGCCTCGTCCGCTGTAAGCCACGTTTCGTCATCCATAAGTGTATTTATCTGCTCAGGCGTCAAAACATCGCTACGACTTAGATAAACATTTGCAATGGTTTGTTTAACGCTTTCCAAATAATTCGCCATTTTAGTTAGTCCGTCCGCGTCAAAGCTGTCGCCTAAAAATACAGATGGATTGTGAATCATGTACAGAGCATTGCTTGGCATGATTACCTTATCAGCCGCACATGCAATAATTGTAGCTGCACTCGCGCATAAGCCATCAATGTGTGCTGTTACTTTTCCAGCATAGGCTTTGATCATATTGTGGATAGCTTGTGCCGCGAATACGTCACCACCCCCAGAGTTGATACGCATTGTTAAGGCATTGCCATTACAACTAGCCAAATCACTTGCAAATTCACGAGGTGTAATTTCATCACCCCACCAAGAGGTATCAGAAATATCACCATACAAAATCAATTCAGATTGACCGGTACCATCTTGATTTACAAAATTCTTAACAGACCAAAATTTATTCATCCTCTTCACCTCCTTTCGTTGTAGATTTAGAGCCAACGGAAGGATTTACCGCATCAGCTAGCCCCATGCCGTATTTCTCCATGAGTTGCTTTTCAAATGCAAGTTGTGCAATGTTTTCTTCAAGGTCTGTCCCTGTCATTTCTGCCGCTTCACGTTCGCGAGTGGAAACTCCATTTTCAACGCGAAGTGTACTACCATTCATATCCTTAACTGGGTCAAGAATGGACATAGTCGGTCCAAACCAATCAGCATTGCACCATGCTTTTCGAATTAATGGATCATCAAAGAAACCAGGTGCCTCTATTCGGCCATTCGCTACAGCTTCCATTAGCCAAACCTCATAGATAGGCTGACAGAAATCACGAGCGAACCACTTGCGACGTAGTTTATATTCTTCCCAAGCCTGTAACATTGCTGCACGGCTTGCAGAATACGAGGAGTTGAAGTTCTTCATCAATACTTCGTAGGGCTGGTTAAGTGCAGCACCTACTTGTTTGATGAGTTGAGTACTAAATACTTCAAAAGTAGATTGAGCGTTGGAGGCATCCACACTCTTTACATCCACACCTTTCGGTAAGGCGTTTAATGTACCAGGTCCTAAATTGTATTCTGATACATCAACAACTGGTTCTGTTGGATCCTCAACGCCATTATCGGCCAACATATCATTTAACGATCCTGAGTTAGTAACAGCTTCAGTAAAGAATAATGCAAAGTACGATTTAATAATGGCAGATGTAAGTTCTGCATTTGTGTATCGATACACTTGCTTTAGCGTTTCAATAACTGGCGCTAAATAAGGTACCCCTCTATATTGCTCAGGTCTAGTATCATTACTAATTTGTAGTACATTCGGAATGCTAGTACGCTTTCCATATGCTTCGACTCTTGCCCATGCAGTCAACTGGCTTGTAATTGGCTCACCAGGGACTTGATTGGATACCCAGTAGGCTACAATTGCGCCGTCAGTATCAATTTCCACACCATTCAATATACGATTTCCGTTATCCGGATTAAGCGCTTCAACGCCAGTTGGGTCTCCTGTAACATATGTGGAGCTCGTAAGTGGATTACTTACTCGATTCCCTTCAATTAATTGAAGCCGTAATGTATATGGCATATCTAGTGTACTTGGTTTACGTCTAAATACCGCAAAACTATCACCATCAGTAAGATACCCTTGATATGCGATACTTTGCATATCGTACAAATTATTTTTGCGATAAATATCACAGTCTTTTGAGTCTGCCCATAAGTCGAACTCAGCTCGAACCTTACGCGCCCACACTCTGGCATCCTCTGCACTGATTCCTAAGATTTGAAATTTAGGTTTAGGGAATACATTAAGGCCTGCACCAACTGTATGAGTGGTGCTTGTATTGATTGCAGCTGTGCCGACTGGCGTATTAATAGCTAAATCTGCGGATCTATCACGTAAAGTTGATAAATTCGCACCGATATCGGCCTTATAACCTAGTTTTTTAGGGTTATATCCCTTTAAAGATTTATTATTATGAGAGGCTCCACCCTCACTATATCCGCTATTTTTAGCCCTCGGAGTGCCTGTTTTAGCGCTAAATTTCTTATTTTTTCTTGCCATTTTGCCCTCCTAATCTCTAAAAACAACACGTTTTGACCGGTTTCCTCGTCCATTATCTGTATCCATACCCGGTAATTTAGCGCCTCTTGCCACTAAATCATCAATCATTTTTCTTACTTCTGCTAAATTTGCTCTTGTAAGAGTCCGATTTCCTATGGTATAGCTTTGGCCAGTCAATATCGCTTCCTCAGCTTTGACGTACCATTCTAATCGCACGTCAATTAGTCTTGGCTTTCTTGAATAACTAGTTGCCATACATCCTCCTAAATATCTGCTACCTTACTAGCTCTACGAACGCGTTTCCTCATTGGTTTCTTCTGCGGATTAGTCACTGTTGTAGTAGAATGGCCTCCGCCTTTGACTACTTCCGCCAATCTATCCCAATCAGGATGGATTGAGTTCATACAAGCTAAGTTGTATACGCGTAAGTCCAAAGGTTCGTTACGAACTCCTGCAGTAGGCTCCCATATTTCATGGATAACGCCTTTACGTTTCACTTTCTTCTTGTGTTCTGAAATAATCCCCTTGAAATACAACTCGTCATACCCTCTAGTTCCTAGAAATTCTTCGTCCAATGGGAAATGAAAGTATTTAGCGCCAGGTTCATCGATAGCTAACCGGTTCATTACCTGTTGTTTCCCATCGTCAACACCTAGCATTACAAGCGGAATCTTACTTCCTGAAGCTTTACCAATCTTATAATTTAACGGTATACCAGGTGTTCCGGCCGTACCTTTGATGGCAAATCGTTGCTTACTGAAGTTCTTTTCGCAATATTCATATACTTTGGAAGTGTAGTGACCGCCTGAGTCAATGAAAGCACGCGCTACTTTAAGGCCTGTGCCGTTCTTAAATCGGTATACCTTATCAAGCACCGCATCAAGTGCATCCCATGTTGCTTTATTATCAGGCTGACCTAAGATAACACCCTTACAGATGCCCCAACATTCTTCACCATATCCCCAACCAGTGATTTCATACTCTAACCGGTTATCTTGTGTATCGACGGCACCAGTTAACAGTAATACACCGTCCGGGAGGTCTGCTCCGTACTTCTCACGGCGCCTAATGAATTGTTGATAGTCTTCAAATGCACCTTGTTGTGCATATGATTCCCCAAATCGAGTATTCATGACTACCTTTTCGCGAGTAGGGTCGCCTTTAGCCTCTAGCCATTCCCTCATGATGTCATTCCAAGTTAGCCAGGGCGAGGTGAATCCATTTACAAAAAAACTGCGTATGCCATTATGCATCGCAGCAGGGTTTTTAGGAATGTACTTTTGAGGAACTTTTCGCATCTCGTCTTCAGAGAATGTCGATCCGCAATCAGGACATCGCCATTTCACATCGCTAACTATAACAATCTTCCGACCTTTTGCGTCCTTATGTTCCTCTGTTTCGCATTCCATCTCAGTATGTCGTATCAAATGGTACTCACCACAATTAGGACACTCATGTTGCCACTCTTCTTGCGTACCTGTTTGATACTCTACATCGATTCGTGAGCTACCTTCATTCGTTGGCGTAGAGAATAATCCCATTACCCTATTCCAGAACGTTGTCATACGTTTGGCAGCAAGGTCTACTGGATCACCTTCTGTGCCAGCGCTATCAGGGAAGCGGTCAACTTCGTCCGCAAGTAACACACGCACAGGACGTGATGCCAAACCTGCAGGACTGTTCGCCCCACACATGATAAGACGTCCCCCAGGGAAGAGTTTAGATAAGATTGTGTTCTTACCATCTCGTGTCTTAGAGCCGTCCTCTGATTTCGTTTCATAAAATACTTGTGATAGTACTTTCGTATCACGGATCATTGGAGAGATACGAGACTTTGAATAATCTTGAGCCAATTCGATAGTCGGTTGAATCATCATGACCGCACATGGATCAAGATGAGCGTATCGACCTAGCACATTATTCATTATGTCTGAGTTATGAGTAGGAATAAGATTACGGCCAGCTAGGAATAAATGTGTTGGGCTATCGACTTCGATACACACTGTTTCGCGATTTTCTACACGTTTAACAGAAATAATCCTACGACGTTTTGATTCACTCTTACGTGTGGCAATAGATCTACTAATCAATCTATCCTGTTTACGTTTCAAAGCGAATACAGGAGAATCTGCATATGCTGTAAATGTAATCCGATAAACGGTGCTAGTATTCCCTGCTTTTCCATTTGTAGCCACTGCACATTTCGTATGTATAGTAGGTTTCAAGCCTAACGAAGTCACTAAGTCAAATATATCATCTGCTAAATGCTTGTTTTTTTGCGTTATTTCACAAATGCCATTAGTTGAGCAGAACCCATCCGTATCCATTAGGCCTTGCAAAAGGGCCCATCTGTCATCTACTGGTGCCTCCAAGTACGATACTGGTATATGTTTATTACCAAGTACGCCAAGAGATACTAACTTATTCCGCATCGTATCCCAATGTTTTATAACTGGGTCTACTTTAATATCTTTAACACCCTTCCATTTGGATTTTAAAGCACTTTGACGTGCACATTCTGCGCATCTTCCAACACTATTTCTGCCGGTGACACGCATGTCATGGCCTCGACGACAAATATTTTCGTCAAGCTCTAGCGGTTCAAGTTGTGTATTTAAAACATTGGTAGATTTCTGGCGGATATTTACACGAACTCCGTTTTCCTCAATCTTGTTGATAATCGCAACATCTTTTATATGAGTTGTAATCTGAGCAGACATACTATTTCCATCGCCTAGCCAAGCCCCTAATGTATATGGGTCTACAAGTAAGCGAACATTACTACGGAAATCTAACGCCTTAGCAATCTGAATAGCATATGTATTACGATTACCACTTTTATAGGTTTGACTAATGGTATGCGTATCAATAATTATGCCTTGCTTTTTATCAGTATCTACGCGCCACTCATGGTTTTCATCAGCGATGATAACTGCTCCGTCTGAAAAGCGAATTTCATAACAAGGTCTGTTATTCCACACTTCACTAACTGCTAAGATTCGAACAGGATTACCATTTTCATCAAAAACTTGATCATTAATGGTTAAGTCGCCCATGCGTTTCCATCCTGTAGTTGTCATAATTGGTGTTTCTACATCAAGAGCCTTCCCGACCTGTGACGCTGACTTAACAACTACTCGATTGATACCAGGTTGCGTGAAAGCATCCATTATCTCTTTTTGATATGGGGCTCTGCTCGTTTTCCACCGCCCTGGTTCGGCAGAAAGTCCTTGTGATAGCATGCGATAATCGTCAGCCCATTGGCTAACACTGGTTTTTGGTAGTGGTTTCAGGCCCATTTTAGAAACATATTGCCACAATTCTTTTGCCGTTTTCATGCTATCACCTCCTTTTTTGCATTAAAAAAGCGCCTAATTTGGCGCTTTATCATCGTCTAATTCATCACTATCCATGAATAATGACGGCGTATATTCACTTAATTCTGATAATTTGTCCTCAATCTCTTGAGTTAACAGATTATAGGCTTCCTCTTTTGTTATATTTTGTAACTGCGGAGCCAATTTAGTTGGCAATCCTAACAATTGTGTACGTAAATTCACAAGCATTTCAGTCATAACCTGTTCTACAGTATCCGCTGAGTACACCTCTCCGTTCATTTTAGCTAGTTTCAACTCAGCAATCTTGCGTTTTGCACGTTCATTCTTGGCCTTTTCAACTTCGAATACCGCATCATCGGAACTACTTACCTCTTCTGCAGAGGATTGACCCTTATATTTGACATAATTGATAACGGATTTGATAACCAGGATATTATTCTTTTCATCGGTAGCTAAAACCCCTTCTTGGAGCAGTTGCGAAACACGTTGGCGCGAGAGTCCAAGTGCTTTTGCCAGGTTTGACTGCGAGGCCGTTGCCGTTTTCAAATCATCTGTAATTTTCACTTATCAATCAGCCTCCTTTCATTACCTGTATCACTAGCAAGGTCATAAAAAAATTAAAATCTAGGCAATTTTTGGGGTCTCGGCCACCGCACGAATTTATTTTTCTCTAGAAGAACCTACCAAAAAAAATTACTCAAAAATTCAACGAAACGCGTAATATTTTAAATTTATTTTTTATTATTTAGCGCGGGTACTTCCCAAAAAACTATCTTAATACATCACGGCTGTTTCTCTTAAATCGGCCGTGTGAACGAGTGCATAATCCACAATTACTTTTGTGTGCGTGGTCGTGTGTGATATACGTTTGACACAGCCCGTCGTATTCAATTAATTGTGCATTGCAAACGCCGTTTTTATTATTCAGGCATTTACGTTTAATACATTTGACTTCTGTGCTCATACCTTTTCACCTTTAATACGTTTGTACGCTCAAATCCGATGACTAGTTGGTTGTTGTTAGGCTATATAGTTATTGGAGGACTACTAGTTCTAGTCATCAGATGCCAGCGTACAACGATACAGGGCAAGCTCATAATGTATAAGCTTTGAAATGTATGTGGACAAATTCGGCTCGCCCTGGTTTCATTGTGCGGTAAATTTCATTTTTACATATTCCCTCTCCTTAGCTTACGCGATCGCCTACATCATAAATACGGGCCCCTGTATTTACAATGCTACATACAACAAAAAGCACGGTCGTTATCACCGTGCTTTTTGCCGAGTTGTGTATAAGAGAGGATTTGTGTTAGATGACTAATGACACCTTTCACAACTACATTATACTATGTCAAGTCGGTTCATTTAAGTCCAAAGTACTCCAAAGTACTCCAAAGTACTCCACTATGGAAGGAGTTCCCCTAATTCGTTCAACGCTTTATTTTTTAAATTGAAGTAACTGCTTTTTTCGTAATATATCATCGCTTGTACTTTCTTAGGAAATGCCCCGTTAATGTACTCTTGCGCTAATATAATACGCCCTGGTATACATTCTATCTTTTCGATTAAAGCCCTTGCTTCTTCCCTTTTAGCAATAAGCTTTGCTATCTCCCGTTTTTTGGTATCTACTGTATCGACAAGTCTAGCCACATCTTCTTCGAGCCCCGCCGAAGTACCGCCCCCCGATACTCGGTCTTTAGAATAATCAATCGCCGATAAGGTGATGATATCATACTGCAGTTTACGAATATCCTGCCGTAGCGATTGAATTCGAATGGCTATCATCTTTATATCTTGCAGATACGCCGATGCCTTTTCTTTATATTCACTCATGCTGCATTACCTCATTGATGTACCGGTCTAAGTACCACCGTGCTTTTTTTAGGTCTTCAAGTTTATCACCTTTATACCCTGCTCGTGCGATGTACTTGATAACATTACCTAGATGATATGGAAGTTGTTGATCCTCGATAAAATCGATAACCTCAATCTTACCACGTGTGTAGTGTGAAGGATGGTTGATAACATCTTCATTCTTAGGCAGTTCGATGGTCTTGGCTTCAGACTCCTCGATAGTTTTGACTACCTCTTCTGCAATAGTTTGCACTTCCTTCTTCTTAGGTACCTTCGAATACTTAGGTAGACACTCCGGACAATATTTAGGCCAACGACCTTGCGCTTTTTCTTTTTTGTGAATGAAGGTTGTGCCACATCCCTCACACGTTAGCTCTTTACTAACGCCTGCGCCAGGAGGTGTCATAACTTTCTCACACTCGGGGCAATAATCCTCGTGTGTTCTTACTGTAAATGTGTCTCCGCATCGTCTACATTTCTTTTGCATATCTCTACTCCTTATACAATTCTTTACGATACTTAATAGCTTCTAAGAGGGCGTCCTGCCCTGCTTCTTTGCGTTCTAATGCTTTCATAACTTGCTCATCCATCGTACCTTTTGTTACTAGATGGTGGATAATCACAGGTTGTGTTTGCCCCTGCCTATGAAGTCGTGCATTCGCTTGTTGATACTGTTCAAGACTCCACGTTAGCCCATACCATACGATGATATTGCCGCCTGCTTGAAGGTTTAAGCCGTACCCTGCTGATGCGGGATGAGCCAATAACATTTGTATCTTGCCTTTGTTCCACTCAGCTACATCGTCATCAGTCTTTAATTCGACGGCTTTCGGGAACGCTTCTTTAATCGATTGAAGGTCATGTTTAAAGTTGTAGAACACTAACATCGGTTTTCCTTCATTCGTTTCTACCAATTCTTTCAAGCGTTCTATCTTCTCGTTATGGACGACTACGATTTCACCGTCATCGTTATAAATAGATCCATTCGCCAGTTGTAATAATTTACCGGCAAGTGCTGCTGCATTGAGTGCGCTCACATCGTCATCACTGGCCAAACTAAGTACGTGTTCACGTTCCATCTGTTTATAGAGTTCCCATTCTTTGGGGCTCATCTCTACTGTGATGACGTTCTCGATACGTTCAGGTAGTGCTAAGTAGTCCTTTGCTTTTAAGCTCATACAGATGTCTTGCATCTTACTGAATATCGCTTTATCTCCTCCTGGCAGCAGTCGGTAGCTATACACGACGTGTCCGTTTGTTTTGTCCGGCGTAAAATATCGGGTACGGTATTCAGTAATTGTCTTACCCAATCGTTCACCGCCATCTAGTAAATACATCTGCGCCCAAATATCAAGTAACGTATTCGGTGCTGGTGTACCTGTTAGTATGACAATCCGTTTAAACAAAGGACGGAGTTTTCGTATCGCCTTAAACCGTTTAGCCTGTGGATTCTTAAACGAAGAACTCTCATCGATAACTAACATATCGAAGGGGAACGATTTTTTCTTATGATAGTACTCATATAACCATTGCACGTTTTCACGATTTATCACATAAATGTCAGATTCACTCTCTAAGGCCTGTATACGTTCCTTCTCGGAACCTAACACCTTAGCCACCGTTAAAAGTCTTGTAGCACTCCATTTTTGCGATTCTTGGGCCCATGTAGACTCTGCTACCTTCTTAGGTGCAATGAGTAATACTTTTTTAATGTCAAAGTAATCATACATAAGATGGTCAATCGCAATAAGGGTAGATATGGTTTTACCTAACCCCATATCCAGTAACAAGCCGTAATGGGTATTATCAATGATTCGTTGTATTGCAATGCTTTGATACTCGTGTGGATGAAAGTCCATGTATCGCCCTTTCCATATCTTCAACAAATAACTTGGCGTCAGACATCCCGGTTACCACAAACACCAAAGCGCCTTGCTTTCGTAATCGTGAAATCTGTACTCGTTGGTTAGCCATTAGCTTCCCGTTTGTATCCTTTAGTTCGACGAATATAACTCCGCCTCCAGGAAGTACAATTATCCGATCCGGGACACCATCATTTCCAGGTGACACGAATTTCATATATATACACCCCATTTTTTTGAGTTGATTTCCTAACCATCGCTCGATGTCTTTTTCCACGTTCTCACCTCGTTCTCATTTAGTAATTGGACACACCCTCGGACACGCCTATGAACCCGCACCAATACTGGATTTATGGGGGGGGGTGTGTCCGAAGTGCCCAATTTTTTTCCAACATATATATATACGCGTATACGGGTTTTTTACGCTTATATATATACACCCAATTATTCATATATTTATTTTTTTATTTTTATATAAATAATTGGACACACTAGATACACTTTACTATTTAGATTAGCGGTTATCTGTTTTTTATCCGTGTCCGATTAGTGTGTCCAAGCGTGTTTAGTGTGTCCAATTATTGCACTATATCAAAATTAATCGATGTATAAGCTTGAATATTTATTTTTACGAACATTCATACCTATTAAATAATTGGACACACCTCAAATAATTGGACACACCTACTTACCGTGATTTCGTTTATACATTGATAAGAGGCCTGTGCCCTCCTTTATAAACGCTCTCTGTGGACCGTAAAGCCTGCCAAAACGTGCCTTTCCTGTTCCTTTTGTATACGGGTTCCAGCCTGGCGTTGACTGTAAGATATCAATAATCTCTCTTGCCTTCGCGTTCTGCAGGTTCTTCCTGTCACCGCCAAGCACTTCACACCATATCTCAAGGGCACACACTCGCTCCCGCTGCACTGAACCACAATGATCGTCATCGCCATAATTAGCGACATAATCTCGTCTATCGTAGATATCCATTGTCTCCCAATCTTCAGGAAGTAGCATATCGAGGTATTCCTCAATAAGCCCTACGAGTTCACCGCCTTCTGTATGGGATAATTGGATTCTAAGGGCTTCTTCCTCAAGTGCTCCCTCTAATACGAGAGGTTCACCTTCTGACCAATATCTAAACGCTTCTGCCCATAATTGGTCAATTTCATCCTTTGACAAGTCCCAGGAGTTCTTTGTCTTCCGGTCTTTGTCTCCAGTAATAGGCCAAAATCGGCGGTTACCGGTGCGGTCTTTTAGGAACATAAGATTATTAGTAGAACCTGCGAATACACATTGGCGAGGGTACTCTTCGGTGCGTCTACCATAAGGAGACCGGAATCGGTCAGAGGTACGGCTGATAAAAGCCTTAACGATTTCATTATCGTTCTTATAGGTTGGTGCCAGTTCGGCAAGTTCGACTATCCATGAGCCCTGTATTTGTTCTAGGGCATCCTTGGTTTTGATATCTACGAGTGAGTTGTTAAACCATTTACGACCTAACCGCTCTAAGATTAAGGATTTACCTAAACCTTGAGAGCCATATAACACTATTGCCGTATCAAACTTAACGCCTGGATCCATTACTCGTGCGATGGCACCGCACATCCATTTACGTGTAACAGCCCTAATGTAATCGGTATCCTCAGCGCCGATGTAATCGATAAATAGAGTATCGACTCTACATTCACCGTCCCAAGTTAAGCTCGTTAAGTACTGACGTACCGGGTGGAATTTATTAGCTTGCGTTACTTCTTGCAAGGCATCGTCGATGATACCTTTACCCTTTATAAGATATTTAGTAGCAAAGTAATTACGTAGGCACGCATCGTCCGTATCCGTCCAGTAAGGGGTTTCATCCTTACCTCGCCACGGAAGATCGTCAATCACGACTAATCGGTGCGCGAATTCGTCGAGTCGAATTTTACCTTTTAATGTAGGGTCCTGTTTAAGTACTACTAAACAGTTGAACACATCAGACTCAGGGGTACCATTTTTATCACGCTTTAACTTTGATAAAAAGTCTTCGTCGTCCTCTGTGATATCCTCAAACTCCATATCTGCCATGCGTTCTTTGTCGAGCAGGATTGGTGCAGCGCCGTCTTCGTTGACAAAGTCTATCATGTCTTTGTAACTTGGTAATTTGGTGACGCTGGTCTCATCTGCGGGGTCCTTATCTCCGAATAAGTGGATCCGGACAAGGTCAAACGCATTTACGAGCTTACCGCTGATTGGGTCAGTTGCGTGGTTGGAGTAAGCAAAAGTATCGTTATCATAAATAACTAAACCACCTACCGAGCTACCGGCTACATAGGTGTATCGGTCTTCTACGGCTGTAGGCTCATAGACTTCAGGGAGAAACTTATGGATAGATTCCGTGATACTGTAGCATCTACAAAAAGCACCAATAAGGCCCTTTTTCTCTAATGGGTTACCTTGCTTCTTGGCAGCATCAAGGCGAATTTGTGATTCCTTCTCCGATGTTGGCCAAAGGGTCGTATCACGCCAGTTTCTGTAAGTACTCAAATAGGTATCTACTGAAACGAGTGAGCCCTCGCTGTGTAGGTAAACGTACTCGACATCTTTAGGATGGCTTGGCCAATACATAAGCCGTTCAGCCTGGTGCGTGGATGGGTCGAAGAACTCAATACCGATGTTATCCGCAATCCGTCTAGAGACTGCTTGATACTCATCCGGGGTCATAGGTCTATCGACTGGGATAATTACGCGGTATCGTGGATTGTCAGCTGTGTGGCTGTGTGTACTGTATAGTACATATTCCATTCCGCCTAATTCCATATCTAGGTCTACGATGAAATCTTCGCCAGGATTATCCGCATCAAGAGTAATCAAGTACCGTTCTTTAACAGAACCTCTTACTCGTCTACCTTTATTAGGAATATAGCCACCAACAAAACCGCCGACGTCTTTCTTTTGGCCTTGATCAGCTTTAGACATCTTGGCGTATTCAGCAGCCGTTTCATTCGTTACAGTAGGCTCAGCCAATTTATTGGCCAAAGCACTCCAAGTCATTTTGTCAGACTTCCAGCTACGGGCGGAGCGACTTTTGCCCGTAGCTATGATGATTTGTGTATCCATGTTACATCGCTCCTCCCTTCGCAAATTGGATATCTCGAACATACGCCGGAACGCTTAATCCGTGAGAGGTAACCCACTGACTAACAGCCCCATTGATAGCGTGGTCTTCATATACGCCACGATTGTTTTTAAGTTTAGCCTGGTGTATCTCTACGAAGTTATCCGCATCATTAACGGGGTTAACCTCGATACACGCTACAGGCTTGTTACATTTATAGACACCTACGATAGCACACGTTTCAGCTTTTACTTTTTTGATATAGGAGCTTACACAGTTATTAAGCTGAATACCCATATCAACGATGCCGTGAGTAGAACCTATCGCCATAAAGCGGTAGCCGTTAACCATATCAGCTAGCACACGATGTGCTTTACGCTGCTGTACGATTTCGTCTTCCACCTTGTCAAACTTTTGCATTCTCGCGATAGTGTCATGTAGGTTACGCACTTGAATGCGACTGCTCCACACCTCTTTACGACGGCTTCGTGATAACTCAAAATACATACTGGCTGTATCTCTTATATCGTGATAGGACGGCGCATTTCTAATGAATAAGAACGCCTGGCGCTCGCCGTATTGATGGCTGAGGATGTTAACAAACTTACGAATGACAGCTAAGTCGCGGTCATCACGCCATAATGGCCAAGACTGAATATAACTTGTATTATCAGAGTTATCTTTGATAACATCGACCATAGCCTTTTGATAGTCCTTGTTCTTAAATAACGTAGCCAAAACTTTGATGATCTTCGTATAGAAGAATGGCCTATCGTGTAATAACCTCCTAACCCATCTAGCATCCGGTAAGTTATGAGCCTTGATTAAGGCCTTTACAAAGGAATCACCTTTTATCGTTAACTCTAATACGTTATCCATACCAAGTGTCTCGTTGGGGAATTTCCGATTATAGAAGTCATCATAGTCTCGTTTAAGACTATCATTGATAGCGGGTGCATCAGGAGCTTGTAATTTCCATACCAGGTTATGGAGTAGGTTATCGAAGGCTCCGTAATTGCTAGACACCTGTACGCCTTGTCTAATACGTTTGACTTTATAACCGACTACCTTTGAAAGCTTCTCGAAGAACACTTCTTTTAGTACCTTAGCGAAACATTTCAACTCATCCCGGTAGTTATGTAGTCTGCAGTCAGGAGTGGCTACAAACCAAGCTAATGATAAAGGACCATTTCTTAAACCCGCCGGAGATACCGTCGCTTTTTCGACGACGTCACTGCGTGAGCGTTTCTTAAGTATGATAAAGGTTTTTCTTTGCTTGAAATCAAACCGTACTACATCGATAACATGAGATTTATAGCCTTTGTAAATCATCCCATTATCACCGTCGGCGTATACCGTGTCGTACTCAAATTGCACGTCCAGTTTATCGCCCCTATCTATAATTGATAAGTCTAGGGATAAAGGAACTGTGGCGCTATATCCAACTTCCGCAGTAAACCCTTTAGCATTGATCCGCTCACCGCATTTTGGGCAATAGAACTCATCTGATTCCCGGCAAGGCACTATCCCGAACCCATTAGATTCCATTGGCCAAAGATTAGCGAAGGAGTGTTCGCAAGGTACATGGTAATAACTTGCAGGGTTAAAAGGTGATACTTGATTGCGCCGTACCAGGTCGTACAGCCTTTGTACTTGTAGATTGAATAAGACCTTCATAAGGCGCTATCCTTTCTCTTATAACAAATCGTCTAAATCATCTTCTTCAGGAGTTTCCTCAACTACCGGAGCTTCGACTACAGGTGATTCTTCAACTTTTTTCTTAGTAGTACGTTTACGTTTCGGCTTTTCTTCTACAGCTGGAGTAGCTTCAGCTGTAGTTTCGGCATCTACAGGTTCTTCCACCTTAGGGGCTTCTGTTTTCTTGCCATTTAATATCTTAATCGCGAGGTCGCAAGCAGCAATACATCCTTCGCAGTATGCCATAGCTGTATCTTTACGTTCACTAACTGGTGCATCTTTTACGAGTTCATATAAGCCGTCGATTGCTTCGCGTTGTTGTTGAATTTGTTGTTTTGAGAGTTTCATAAGAATTGTCCTCCTAATCCTTCATGTAATAAGGGTTCTCAAACCCTGCTGCATTTAATATGAGCCCTTCATTCCAGGGTTCGGGTTCACACATAATATCTATTACTTCATCTAAACTGCCTTCGCCTATTGGCGCTTCGATAACCACTTCGTCGTGGATGTGGGCTACAATTTTGTAACCAGCTTTGGCCAGTCTGAGCATTGATGCGGCTAAGCAATCTCTTGCTACTGCCTGTACAATGTTTTCGACGAGTTTTCCGCCGTAGGTCTCAACTCTACCCCATGTATTCTTAACCTGATCCATACCGTCATACTCAATCGATTCACTGCCGAATCGGTTAAGCCCGAGTCTAGGTCTTGCGTAGGCAAGTCTTCGACCGGATGGTAATTCAATGAACAGGAAGCCTTTCGATTTAAAGAATTTAATATTGCCTTGTCTAATTCGTACGGGTTCTCCTGTTTTCACGACTTGCTTTGCCGCACTGTCTGCATCTTTCCAAAATTTCGTAATTCGTGGACTTGCTTGTCGCCAAGCTTCGATGATACCAGGTAGCTCCTTCTCAGGAATTTCCCCTTTTGAGTCCATCGCTTTCATGGCTCCTACACCGCCACCATAACCGAGCGCCAGTTCTGCCACCTTACCTTTTTGCCGTAGGTGCCCATTGACGCCGTGCTTCTCAACCGGTACGTGGAACATGCTAGATGCTGATGCACAGTAGATGTCACCACCTTGTGCAAATACATCCTGGCGCCATTTCTCGTGAGCAAGCCAGGCGATAACACGTGCTTCAATAGCACTGAAGTCAGCTACAATAAATCGGTGCCCATCCTCTGCTACAAGAGCAGTACGGATAAGTTGCTTAATCACATCACCAGGGTTTCCGTAGAGTAGGTCTAACATTTCTACGTCTCTACTTTTAAGGACTTCCCTAGCTGTGTCTAAATCTTCTAGGTAGTTACGAGGTAGGTTCTGTAGTTGTACTACACGGCCTGCCCATCGTCCACTACGCATAGCTCCGTAGAACTGAAGCATGCCGTGGATGCGACCATCTGAACATACAGCGTTTTTCATGGCCAAGTATTTTTTGATGGAGGAGTTACCGAGTACCTGTCTATTTTGCAGTACCTTGCGAACATCAGAGGGGATATCCTGCGTCAAGAGGCTTGATACATCGTCTTTTCTCATTGTTTCTAGATCATATCCTAGTCTTGCAGTTAGCCACTCTTTAAGTTGCATAGTACTGTTAGGATTCTCTAATCCTGTTAATATCTTGGATGACTCGGTAGCTTCTTCCACGATTTCGTCGTTACAAGCAAGCGCTGCATCGACGAGTTCCATATCTACTTTCACGCCTCGCCAGTTGATATCTTGGTCGAGTAGCCAGTACTCGTGCTCGATAGCAGGTGGTTTTAGCGAAAGTAAGCGTTTACGAATTGCCTTTTCTACTACCACGTCCTGGCGGTTGTACTCAATGTATTCCGCCCATTTCTCAGGCGCATCCTCTGGCATATTTCGTGTCTTAGGATTCGTCTTAGTTGGTTTTCGTGGTACAGAGAAGAACTGAATTAAGCGTTTACCTCTTGAGTCTTTGGCTTCACCTAATCGTAAAGCTTTAGACACATTATCGAGGCTTGCAGGTAAACTGCAGTATAACGCTAGTACAGAGGTACATTCCCAGTTCGTATAGTCCGCATCAGGGAAGTACTTCTTTAGACAAAGCATTTCGAATGCTGCGTTGAATGCGGTCTTTGTAATTTCCTTGTTATATAAGGCATCCACTACCCTTTTGGGTAGTGGATCCTTTGTCATATCAATTACTTCGACCGGTTCGTCGTCGAAGCTATAGGCAAAGAGCAGTATTTCAAATGTTGTATCATCAACGTATCGCTGGGCCCCATATTTAATAGGGCAGTCAGAATACGTTTCCACATCAATACTGAGCTCCATATAAGCCTCCTTAGATTAAATCGTCATCGTCTAGGTCGCCTAAATCATCGTCGCCAAAGTCGCTAGCAGATACGTGAACACCACCGAGGCGGTCACCATCTTTAACTTTACGAACACCATTTAAGCCAAAACCTACACCTTTTTTACCGTTGAAGTTGTAAGCGAATACAGAGAGTGCTACCTGCGCATATACACCGGAGTAGATTTCTTCTTCAATGTCGAATTGGTCCATCTTGATTTTGTCACGCGTAAATACGATAGGTTGTTTATCGCTATTCGCATTGATGAAGAATTTACCAGCATATGTTTCCGGTTGGTCTGATACAGCTTCATCTGTATCACCATCACGTAAGTTCAATTTAAGGTATGCTGCTTTACCTTCTACCTTAGCTACTGCTTTTGGATCAGCCTTAAGTTCTTCAATCGCACGTTCAAATGCTTTGATTGTTTTCTTATCTGTTTTATCAATAATGATTTGGGAACTATATTTCGCTTTACCGTCATCGTTTTTGCGAGGTTGAGCGATGTTTGCATAGGAAAGTCTTACGATACCAGTTGTTAATTTAGCCATTGTTACGGTCTCCTTCTTTAAATGAATTATTTGTTAGCTTCTACTTCAGTCATTAATTTGTTTACGAGTGCTTCGAGTTTAGAAATACGGCTTTGCGCATCTTTGGCTTCAGCGATGTAGTCACTACCTTTACCAGTTTTGAATGCTACGTTTACGGTGTATTGGTTCTCACCGCCTAAAGTAGCACCAAAGCCAAGCATAATACGTTCATTAGGTCTAGCGAATACGCCGAGCGCTACTGCATTACTGTTACGGTAATGGCCGTAACTTACAGCGTAGCTGACCTTGTCATTTCTGTTGAAGTCGAGTGGATGCAAGCCAGCAAGTGCTGCGGAACTTGCGCCTAATTTGTTAACACGTTGGCCAAGATTGTTGACTTTGTTGTTAATGTCATTAGCTAAGCCCAAAGAACGATTTTCTAAAGTCGTGATACGCCCTTCGTGATTATCTGCCACATGTTCAAGGCTTCTGATATCCGCTGTATTAGCAATTACCTTTTGCCCAAGGGAAGTGATAGCAGATGTATTACCATTGATGCGGCTAGTGATATTGGCGATTGCAGTAGTATTACCTGCGATAGCTTGTTCATGATCGTTCACTACATCGCCCAGCATGTTTAAACCGATTGCCACATCTTTAATGTTTTGCTTGTTTTTGTTAATTTGTTTAGCGTTTGTTTCGATTTCATCAATCGCAGCGAATAGCTGGGAGCCGTTCACAGCGTCTAATGAATCAGCGGAGATTTGACCAGCGCTAACATTCGTGAGTTGGCGGTTGTACTGAGTTACTCCGCCTGCACCTGCACGGCCTTTAGCACCGAAACTTACTACGCTCGCCGGTTGTTCACCAGCAAAGATATGTTTCGTTCCGTTGATTGTGATACCTTCAACGCCCACGGCGTCGTCGGTAACGCTGTTAGTGCCAACGGCTACGGCGTTTGCTCTATCTGCAATAGCGTTATTTCCTAATGCGACTGCATCAGTCGCAAGGCTTTTTGAATGAGTACCGAATAAGAGAGCACCCTGTCCATTTGTTTCTGAATTAGAACCAAATACAAGTTGTTCCTTTTGGGAACCAATTTTGTTGTTGTACCCAACTACGGCGGACTGGCCACCTGCTACTGTGCCATTGTTAGCACCGATTGCTACAGAGTTTTCGCCAGTCACGTTGTTGGTACGGCCAAGTGCTACGCTGGATTCACCGGACACGAAGGCACCGTTGCCAATAGCTACACTGTCGTAGCTAGACACACGAGCCTGGTTACCAATCGCCACAGTGTATTCCACTAGGCTTTCAGCATGGGAACCGAATGCGAAGCTATTTCGACCTGCTGCAGTAGCGTTATTACCACCTGCGAAGCCATTTTCACCAGTTACAGTATTATTTGTGCCGAACGCTAACGCATTATTAGCGTCGATGTTGTTTTGGAAGCCCCATACTGCGGAGCTTGTAGATGTTGCGGAGATAGTATTATCTGTACCGCCTACTGTGTTATTACTAGTTGCGCCAACTACGTTTACTGCTAACGCGGAAATTGCTAGTGCTGTTGTTAAAGTTTTGTTCATCTCTTATACCTCATCTTCAAATTCATTCATCATTGTTTCAACTGTATTAATTGCTGGGCGTTTATCGCTTTCCGGCACAAGTGTAGGCTTGCCCTCCGGCTTTTCGATATATGCTTCTAAGTATTCGGCAACGCCCTTTTTACCGAGTACCTTTTGTAAGTTTGTGATACCTTCGAGTTCTCGAGGCTTGTAGATTTCTTCTTCCTTATAGCCATTATCGAGTAATGTTTTAGCAGCGGCGTCTGGATCCGTAATTGTACGTCTTGATGTACCTTCCACTAATTTATATCCAGGCCATTGCTTTTCACCCGATAAAGCTTTCTCGTACGCGAAATCGTAAACACCTTTAATCCATTTCGTGATTAAGTCTTTCATCGCAAGGATGTCGGATACTTCACTGTCAGTAAGTAATTGATTGAGCTTACCGCCATTCTTATAGAAGGTAGCAAGGCAAGTATCTGCTAATGCTCGGCAAGTGTGCCGTGCTTTACAGAAGTTGCAGTAATCGCAAGGTGTACATTCGCCGATACCTTCCCAGGCACGTTGTGCGATAGGTTTGATATCTTCGCCCCAATCCAGTAATTCTTCGAGCGCCATTTCATCGGTAGACACACTATCGAGTCTTGGTTGAACGATCGTCATACGAACTGTTTTAATGTCATATAAGTACTCGTTTACATCGTAAGCACCTAATGCGTAGAGTCGCATTTGCGTATTTTCAACGGCGCTAACAGGAACACCCTTGCCATACTTCAGGTCGATTACTTCCAGGATGCCATCGGCTACGATTACCATGTCCCCCGTACCGAACCCTTCAGGTACCCAACGAGAGAAGTCGAGCCGTGCTTCAATCATGGCTTCCGCATCAGCGGAACGTGCTCTCGCTTCGTTTACCTTTTCTTCACAAATATCGACGTATCGATTAACCGCCTCTATCATTTCAGCGGAGTAGTCGTCTAGCTTAGGGGCTTTTTTGCCTTCAAGCTTATGCCGAAGAATTGCTTCTGCCAGGTCATGCGCTATAGTACCTTCCGCAGCATACGGAGATTGTTCATCAGGGAACATCGCTTCTAGTCTTGCAGAAGGAGTACATACTAACCACCTGGCACTACTAGATGCACCTAGTAAGGCGTGTTTCTTAGCCACGACTATTCACCCATTCCATAATTTGAATACGTTGCTCATCGGTAGCAGATGTTACCTTTTCAGCGCCGATACTATCTAAGAAGGCTTTGAATTCGCCTTTAGCTTTCGTCTTATCAGTAGCTTTCGCCATTACGTCTTTTACTGCTTCACGAGTTGCTTCAAGGCTCGGTACTTCTTTTTCAGGTTCTACTGTAGGTGCGGGTTCTTCCTTAGGAGCTGGTGCTTCTTTAACAGGTTCAGGAGCTTCTTCTTTAACTGGTTCAGCTTTCTTAGGAGTTTCCTTCTTAGCAGGTGTTTCTTCTTTAACTGGAGCACCTACGATGGATTGGTATAGGTCTTTCACTTCTTGTTCTAATTCAACTGCTTTATCAACTGTGATTTTTAACTCGATCATTGTTCTATTCCCTTTCGGTTTAACTATGTGATATACTTTAAATGGATATTTTTCTATGCGCCCTTTAGCATTGCCGTGCTTCGGGGTGCTTTTTTTTTGTGCCCAAGTGCTCGCACTCATCAGGAATGCAGTAATCTCTATTAGGGCACGTTGTACAATCTCGCAATGTCCTCACCTCCTTTCACTAGGCACGTTTGGATAAACGTGTTATTCTATTTACACACGGGTGTATGTCTTTACAGTTATCGCACACGATACGGGGCTTACCTGTCAGGTACGACCAATTTGTGTAAGGACTTTTAATCCTTTTATTACAGAAGGAGCATCGTTTATCGTTCATACTCTTTTAACTCCTCAATCCAGTATCCAGTGAGTAACCAAAGAGTGATACCTAGTAACCCCTGGCACATACCAGTCCATAAATCAATGCGGTCTATTTCGATAGAACCGACAGTTCCTACTACTAATATGGCTGCTATAATGCGAAGTGCATAAACTACTTTCATCATGTCTACTCTCCTATTCGTGCCTGGCATCGTTTAGCAAGCCAAGCATTAAACGAATCAACGTGGATAAGGCGTTTACCTCCACGTTTACCGATTTTCATGGACGGGAAGTCAAAATCTTGCGCCCATTCTCGGATAACGGCTTGCGGTACGCTAGCAAGTTCTGCAGCTTCCGCTACTGTGATACACATCTTATTCATAACTTACTCCTACCAACCACATGCCAATCGGAACATCCATATTAAGATGAATATGCTTATGCTAGAGGATATACCTATTGCTAAAATCCATAAGCATATCGAACATAATTCATAGAATGATTCTTTATTCATAGCTACCTCCTATCTAATTTAGGGTTGTAGTAATCGGTTTCCCAAAAGTCGTGACTTTCAGAATCATCGACACACAACGCATAGCAGATACCAACGACTGTCGACATTTGCACTGACTTACCTTTGATAGCTCGGTTTAATGTATCCATCGAGATTTCAGCTTGTTTGATCAGCGCCGTCTTAGTCATGCCTAACTCGTTCATGCGTTCCGTAATGGATTCGCCGAACATTCTGATTGCGAATTGTTTCATAACCTATCCTCCTATTTATTATTCAGTAGTTTTCGAGTAAACTCGAAAGCCTTGCCAAAAAAAATTAATCCTTTAGGTATGTGGTAAGTATTTTCTATCTTACACACCTTCGCATAGGGTATCCGGGAGCTATCTTTTTCCCACTTCGCTAAAGTTTGGGGATGAACTCCTATCTTTGTCGCGGCTTCAGCTTGGGTCAAGCCCGCGTTGACTCGTGCCGCTTCTAAAGTTACGAGATATTCTTGCATTAGATTCACCTCCTTATCGGCTCGTCGTTATTCCTTAGCTTGATTTCAGTTTAACCCGAATTAAGCCGAAAAACAAGGGTGTAAAAGTTTAAGTTTGTATATAATTTGTTTAAATTTATAGACTTTTTGTTTAATAAACTCGAATTTTTTATTGATTATCTCGAATTTATACGATAAAATAGTGATATGAGGAGTTTATAATTACTTAATTAAGAGGTGACAAAATGGCAAGGCCGGAAACAACAGACTTCGATAAAGAAATATTAAAGCAAGTCTCTATAAATTTATCTAGACTTATACGTCAAAAAGGATGGACAAAGAAAAGGCTAGCCGAAGAGTCTGAAATCAAGCCGTCTACATTATCAGGGTATTTTGGTGAGAAATACAACATCAGCCCTGGGAACTTGCAAAAATTAGCTGATACATTAGGCGTAACCAAGGGCGATATAGACCCTCGCTATAACATAGACGGCGAGCAAATAATGGATTTTCTTAACTATGTCCATAAGATGAAACCAATAGACTTATCTATCGGCAACAATGCCGAGCCCGATTCTGGGCAATACTGGTTTTACAAGAATACCGATCTGTCGTTGGCTGATATTAGACACTCCAATTCTGAGGCAATTAAAAAGGTTATAAAAAATAAGCAGAGCAAGGAGGCCCCAATCAAATCTCACCTCTCTGCTATCCAAGATATAGATATAGATTTATTACGAATAGAGGCTAAATACTCCAAAAAAGCGCTCACTAATTATATTAACTCCGCAAACGAGCTTATTAGTATCATTAGTAAATTCACCCAAAGGGAGGAGATTCGACAACTATCCTCACAAATAGAAAATTCATTAATTACGGCGGACGCTATCAAAAGAGAGTACGGGGAGCTTTATAAATCACATGAAGGAGATAATTGCTTAACGCAATCGGAAGGCCTCGCAGCTAATAATAGCGATATCTAATCACGCATTATTAGGGATTATAAAAAGGCCTCCTACCCTACTATGGGATAAGAGGCTTTGTGATAAAGGAAAAGACCCTCACTTATAAGTGAGGGTCTATGTAGGGGGAAAATATAATTTCCTTTAATTCTTTTCTGAGAGACGAACATTCCGTTCACGATTATGTCTCTACGCATTTATTATGTTTACAAGTCGAGTATACCAAATACTTGTCATCCGTGTCAACGGAAATAGGAGGAATCAAGATTGAGAACAACTAGAAAAGGCGTGCCAATTATAAAATTACCTAGAACTTTATCTTTTAAAAATAATAATATTGTTGACTTCAATGCCTATCTATCCATCTTTGATTGGAATTTCGAAGGACCTTCTATAATCATTGACGGCCGCGCGTGTATCAGTGCCAATTATCAAGCGCTATCCCTACTCATTCAGTATCTATGGTTTTTAAAAAGCAAAGGAACCTATATATACTTTAACATTGATGGGAATACAGCATTACGAAAAATGTGGCAGCGTATCGGCGGAAGTGGTTGCTATAAAGTATTAGAAGATAGTAATGAAAACTTCAACACCGTTTACGACAAGCCTATGTTTGCCATTAGAAATCAAACAACAGACGTATCTTCGGCTATTGGCAAAATACTACAATATACTTCACAAATTGATATGGATCTCATATCCGGACACGAAGATACTTTACGGTATATTGTTTCCGAGCTATTATATAACACTTTAGAACACGGATATAATCCACAAATTCCTTCTTTACTACAATTCAACTGGTACCGTGATAAAAATCAATTATCGTTTATCGTAGCGGATTTAGGCGTGGGTATTAAACGCCACTTAGAACAAACATATCCTCCATTTTCTTCCGATACAACAGCTTTAGAAGAAGCTATAAAACCGGAAATATCGGGAACATTTGGTGCTCCAAAGGGCCCTTATAGCGCACAAAATAACGCTGGTATGGGGCTATTCTTGTCATCAAATTTAGGTAAAAAACTGGAAGCCGATACCTATATAGTTTCCGGTACAGGGCTTTTGCACATCTCCCCGACGGACATCACTTCAGACACTTTACGACGTGCGTGGCCAGGTACATTCGTCTACATGACAATAGGATTTGATAAATTTAGATCGTTTAATTTTAGTAAAGAGCTAGAAGACTTACGAGCTAGAGCAAAACAAGAAGTAGAGGCCCGCAATAATAAGCCAACAGAAGTAGAAATAACGATAGATATGAATAACTATTGTGGAGAAAATTGCGAAGTCAAATATGAAGCTATTAATAGGCGAGACAAACAGATTCTACCGGCTTTAGCAAAAGGCCAAACTGTCGTATTAGATTTTTCTAATGTTAAAACCGCCACTCACAGTTTTCTTGCGGCGTTACTGGTTACACCAATAAGAAGTGTAGGCATAAAAGCGTTTAAATTAATCAAAATAAAAGGAGCCAACCCTTCAATTAGAGCGACTATTGATTTTATATTCGATAGTTATACATCGGTCGAGTAACGAGGAGATGAATTATGGCTAAAAAACGAACCGATGGACGCTACCAGGTATCAAAGACGATAAACGGTAAGCGTAAATACTTTTATGGTACTACCAAAAAAGCTGCCATAGAAGCCATGGAGAAATACATAAATACAAATCAAGCATGTGCTAATTTCGACGATACTATTTCATTAAACACCTGGATTAATATATGGTTACAACTAAAGGAAAAGACTATAACCACTGCCACATATCAAAGCTATACAGGCATTATCAATCGCTATATCAGAGATAAAATCGGCTGCGTAAAGTTAGCTGAAATTAAACCTAATACATTACGATATGTTTTTGAATCAATGGATGGATTATCATCAAGGACTATATCCTACACCATGACAATTCTAGGATCCATATTAGAGCAGGCGGTAAAAGATGACATCATTCCTAAGAACTATATGAAAAACATAGACCGACCAAAACAGGTTAAAGTCCGTCATATGGTAACGTTATCTGCAGATGAAGTAAAAGATTTCTTATCCAATATATCAAATACAGAACATCATGCACTATTTAAATTAGCATTTGCAACAGGTATGAGACGGTCTGAATTATTAGGCTTACGATGGTCGGATATCGATTTCAAGAAATCAACTATATCCATTTCACAAACAGCACTCAAAATCGGATCTACTGCAGTTATATCCAATACCACCAAGACCACATCTTCAAAACGGATAATCGCAATCGATACAGAAACACTCCAGGAACTCATGAAGCATAAAACAGTCATAGACAAGCGCAGAATTAAAACCATGAACTGGATTAATAACAATCTTGTATTCCCTGGCATAAAAGGCGGACCTCGCTGTCCTGATGAAGTCAGCAAGCTATGTAAGAAATACGCCAATTTAATCGGTAAGCCATCTTTTACCATGCATGGTACTAGACATACCCACGCCACCCTTCTCATTGAAAATGGGGCCAATATGAAAGCCATACAGGAACGTCTAGGGCACGCATCATTTCAAGAGACGATGGATACCTACTCACATGTGACACCTAAGATGGAAGATGACATCGTAGAACGAATTTCTAAAATCTTCTGATGTCAAAATGATGTCAAACCACGCAAGACTTTATGATGTCAAACAAAAATAAGGGCTTACAGAATTACCTGTAAGCCCTTATTTAATCAGCTTGGTGCGGTTGGAGGGACTTGAACCCTCACGAGCGTACGCTCACCACCCCCTCA